AAGGTTAGTACAGTTGGTACCAATCGTTCTCAAGAGCAAGTTTACAGGTTAGTACAGTTGGTACCAATCGTTCTCAAGAGCAAGTTTACAGGTTAGTACAGTTGGTACCAATCGTTCTCAAGAGCAAGTTTACAGCTTAGTACAGTTGGTACCAATCGTTCTCAAGAGCAAGTTTACAGCTTAGTACAGTTGGTACCAATCGTTCTCAAGAGAGGTGTTAGCAAGTTGGTACCAATCAGCCTAACTACAACTTGGTACCATTCGTTCTCAAGAGTAACCTTCTCGATCTTAGTATATCAAGTAACAAAGTTTGTTACTTGATAAGCATGAGTTTTACTCTTGCCAAAAGAGTTCTTTACCTTCTTCTTGCCACCACTGTACAATCTCATCAGAACAAGAGTTGATACGTAGACCAAACAAGGTCCAGGTCTTTCTCTCTTCTAGAGCAACCATAAACTTTACCAAGGTTAGGTTATTCTTTCTCAGACTGGTATAGACTAGTTTCTCTGAAAGGTGCTTTCCGGAATACTTTTTCCACCAAAAGAGAATGTCTAGACGTTCAGTCTCGATAGCATGTTGCAAGAGAACAGAGGTGTGTCTAAGAGGAAAGGAGAAGAGAGCGGCAGCATAGGACCAAAACTCTAAAACTTGTAAATGACCACCTGAAGCAGCCAAGTCTAGTGCTTTGTTGTAAGTTAGGAACTCGGGTCCATAGCGTACAGCCTTCTTCATCCAAAAGTTTAAGGTAGATAGATTAGCAGCTTCACTGGCAGCATCGAGTGAAGCAAAGGTCAAGAGGAAGCAAGGAGAAGAAATAAAGAGTCTTTCTAAATCCTCTTCCGTCCCTTGTCTAGAGATCTCTGTTACATTGTAATTGGGGCTGAAGAAACTTCCCAGGTTAGAATCAAACATCTCTAAAACACCCTTACTTAGAACCTTGTCCAAAGGAGGTGGAGGTGTTCCTTTCTCTTTGCTCATCTCTCTAACATAGATCTTCCACAGAGGAAGAAGAGTCTTGTCATTGCGAAGGGCATTCTGTATAGAAAGACGACAGTAGCACAGATCAAAGTTTTCTATGCCGTAACGAAAGAACCAATCGCAGAGTTGGGTCGAGGTGTAACGAGAAGCTATACCGTAAAGGTAGAGAGAAAAGTTTTCTTCTTGTGCCTTTTCTATCCAAAACTGCAAGAGAGGGAATTTCAGGTTGTTGCAAATGGTCTCTAGGTAGGAAACAAAGTATTTCTTATCAGAGTAGGCGTGATACCACCACTCATCGAGGAGAGAAAGACTGGAACTAGCAAGAAGAGCCTTTTGTATGAGTGAGGAACGAGGCTTGATAGATAGCTTTCTGTAAGTTTCAGGTAATAAGAGACTCTGAGGGTTATGTAAGATGGCCTTCTCCACATACAAACCCTTGTGAATAAACTCTACCTCGCCCTTAACCTCAACCTCAAAGATATGGTCATGCAAACCCTTATCATCGTAGAAGAAGGCTATATTCTCTAGTTCAAAGATACGATAACCTCTACCTCGGTTGTTATACTGCCTGCCAGATGCATCACAGAAAGTATAATGCATGGTTTGAGACGGCTAGTCCGCTTCACCTTTTTGTTATATTATAGCCTACTAGGCTATAATATAATTCACCACAAAGGTTAATAAGATCAAACATTGCTTTATTTACCTTCTTGCCACCACCGCAACATAATCTTACTGTCGTTAGCTTGAAACGTCTCGCGTTTCAACCTTACTGTCGTTAGTTTATGTTGCCTTGCAACATAACCTTACTGCTTAATCTTTTACACTTTACCCTAACAACCTTCTTCTCTAACAACTCTCTAATCTCGTACAGTTCAACCTCAAAGATTATGTGTGTCTCCTTGATGTAAGGGCGTTTATTCTCTAATACCTTAAGTAAAGATTGGTAGAAACCTTTGTCATCACCAGAGTAGAGATAGTAATTGGTTAGGCATTCCAACTCATCATGAAAGGAGAGAGAATAGTCACGCTCCTTCTCAATCTCCTTGGCCAAAGAGATGTTGTTCACGGTATAGAGATTCTGTAGAACTGTGTCCAAAGTAAAGTTTAGTCGGCGACTCTTTAGCAACTCTCTTATCATGTTATCATCCTTGGAGAAAGAGTAGGCACGAAGCCAATTAAAGACATTGTTCCTGTCCTCTAGAACTAGCTCTGACAAGGTTAGAGTGTTAACCCTAGGGTTCTCATGGAAGAAGAGATCTTTTAAAATTCTCAGAGAGGTTTCATCTCCATTAATCAAGAGACGAGCGGCTACTCTAAAATTAGGTGTAAGAGAATCGCTTCTCTCTTCTGCTTCTGCTACGTCTTCTGTACAGAGACGCAGAATACTCTCTTCTCCCGCTACGGTTAACAACTCTCTACGAAAGAAAAAGTTGTTCTTTGCGCTTAGTTCACGGTAGAGAGCAGAGGCTTCCTGGGGAAACTGTTTAGCCGTCTCTCGTAACTTCTGTAGATTTCTACAAAACATGGTAAAGAGAAGAATGTACTTGCCAGAATAGAGAGATAAGCCTGAAGGTTGTAAACCTTTCCTGTAAGCAATCTCTACAAAGCGTCTTCTGGGGTTGCTTATATATTTGTAATCTGACCAGACAGTAGAGAATAGTTTCTTACAGAGCGACTTCCAGGTTTGCTCTGTAAAGAGATCAGGGTAGACCAAAGAGTGCAAAAGCACTTCTCTAACCTCACTGTAAGAGATGATATTTAACACGACGTTATCCATGAAGGAGAATAATTATACCGGGGTATAATTATTCCTAATAAGAACCTTTCGGTCTTATGTTAGAGAGTTCTCTATGCCTTCTCTTCTCAGCAACTCTCTAACCTCGTACAGTTCAACCTCAAAGATTATGTTGGTGTCTCTGATCAGAGGTTGTTTCCCCTTCAACAACTCAAGCAAAGATTGGTAGAAACCTTTATCATCGCCTGTAAAGAGATAGTAGTTAGTTAGACACTCTAGCTTATCATCGAACCAGAGATAATAGTCACGCTCCTTTTCTATTTCTTTGGCCAAGGAGATGTTATTCACGGTATAGAGATTCTGTAGAACCGTTTTCAAAGCAGATTTTGCCTGACAACTCTTGAGCAGCTCTCTTATCATGTTCTCATCCTTGGAGAAGGAGTAGGCATTGATCCATTCAAAGACATTGTCTCTATCTGCTAGAACCAACTCTGACAAGCTCAGAGTGCAGGAGTCAGGACGCCTACCTCCCAAAGATTGTTTGAGAAAGAAAAGATCTTCTAGTATTCCCAGAGATATCTCATCACCGTTGACCAAGAGACGAGTAGCCACGTCCCAACTATCTACAAGAAAATTACGCCTTTCTTCTGCTTCTGCCACCACGTCGGAACAGTAGTGTGAAGGCATGCCTAGTTCATTGGCTATGGTTCTAACCTCTCTCTGAAAGAAAACGTTCTTCTTCTTTGTAGTTAGTTGGTAATGAAGAGCAGAGGCTCCCCGTGGAAACTTTTTCACCATCTCTCGCAACTTTGACAGGTTTCTACTAAATATGGTAAAGAGGATGAGGTACTTGTTAGAGTAGAGAGACAACCCCTGTGGTTGCAAACCTTTCCTATAAGCAATCTCTACAAAGCGTCTTCTGGGGTCTTTACAGATATGTTTGTAGTCAGACCAAGAAGAGAAGAGTATCTCTTCGCAAAGCAACCTCCAGGTTTGTTTGGTAAAGAGACGAGGATGGACTAAAGAGTGCAAAAGCACTTCCCTAACGCCACAATAGGAGATGACGTGCAACACAATGTTATCCATGAAGGAGAATATTTATACAGCGTATAAATATTCCTAATAGTAACTGTCTAAACTCGATCTCGGTCCTTGTTACTCAACAACACCTTGTTACCTGTCTACAAAAAGTTTTGCGTGAGAGGGTTCTCTATGTCTTCTCTCTTTAGCAACTCTCTAACCTCGTACAGTTCAACCTCAAAGATTATATTACTATCCTTGGTTAGAGGCTGCTTCTCCTTCATAACCTCTAGCAAAGATTGGTAGAAACCTCGGTCATCACCAGAGTAGAAATAGTAGTTGGTCAAGCAATGCAGCTTCTCTTCAAAGGAGAGCAAATAGACAGAAGAGAAATATTTCTCTCCTAGTTTGGATATCATGGCTAGATTGTTACTAGTGTATAGGTTTTGTACTATGGTTTTAACTTGGGCATTGCTAACGTGTGGATAGTTGACAGAGAAGAGCTCCTCTATCATGTGTTGGTTCTCTGTAAAAGAGTAAGCTTCCAACCAAGAATACATGTTGGTTCTATCTTGTAAAACCAATTCCTCTAGTTTGTCGGAAGGGACTGAACTAGGGAAAGCAACTTGTTTACAAAAGTTCAAAGATTCCTCATCCCCATTTATTAGCAAACGAGTCCTAATAAACCAATGATTAATTGGAGTGAGCTTTCTTAATTCTGCTTGGCCTACTATTAATTTTATAACATGAGGTTTAATAGAGATGGCTTCACCTATAGTGTAGAGTTCTCCCTGAAAGAAAACCTTTTCTTTCTTCCCTTCTAGTTTGTAATACAAAGACTGGGCTTCTTGAGGAAACTTTGTTGCTATTTTTTCCAACTCCTCCTGCTCTCTTCTAAATATGGCAAAGAGTATCTGGTACTCCCTAGAATACAGATCGTAGCCTAACTCACCCTGTAAACCTTTCCTATAGGCAATCTCTACAAAGCGTCTCCTAGGGTTGTCACTTATATGTTTGTACTCGGACCAAGAAGCAGAGAGCATCTGTCTACAAAGCAACTTCCAAGTTTGTTTAGTAAAGAAACTAGGATGAACCAGAGAGTAGAGAAGAATCTCTCTAGGTCGACTAGACAAGAGAACTTGCAAGGTTACAGATTCCATGAAGGAGAATATTTATACAACGTATAAATATTCTTAATAGGATTCTCTCTAGAGGGCAAACTCGATAACTATCTTGTCTGCTTTGGGTATGTGTTGTCTGCACTTGATCTTGGCTATTTGCAACATCCTACGTGAGGCTTTGTACTCATCTCTCTGTGCATACTTGTCTGAAAAGTAGATAACCTCCTTAACTTTACTTTGGATGATGAGTTTGGCACACTCATTGCAAGGAAAGAGAACTACATAGATCTTACTTCCCTTAATCTTGCCCTGACTGTTGAGGATGGCGTTCATCTCTGCATGACAAACATAAGGAGTCTTACAATCCAATACACTGTCCACCTCGGAACGATGAGCCCAAGGAAGTAGATCATCTGGACAACCCCAGGGGAAACCATTGTAGCCCATTCCTCGTATTTTCTTTCTCTTTACTACACAGGCTCCCACCTGAGTTCTGGGATCTTTAGATCTTTGGGCAGAGAGAAAGGCCAAGGACATAAAGAAATCGTCCCAACTCAGGTAGTTCTTCCTCTTACCAGAAGGAGGAGACTGAAAGCAAGCCTTCTCTTCCGGAGAGGAACCTGAACATGTTTTACTTTCCATCTGAATTGTAGAACTTTGTCGCCTTTGGAGGGTTCAAATGAGCCAAGACAAGCGCCAGCAGACTGGCTTCAGGTATGGAAAAGCTTCCACATGAGATGTGGGAACACATTCTATCCTTTTCTCTTTTGTCAGACTTTGCCTCCCAAAGTTTGGTCTGTCGTCTCTTTAGATGTATGCTATCTCAGGACAACTACTGGTTAAGAAAGGAGAAAAAGACCTTTGCTCAGATCAAGGAAGAGTATGCCCGAGACAGACCGGCAAGGTTGTTAATAAAGAACCTCAAGTCTGACACAGACCTCTTTACCATTTCTTGTCTGTCTATGAACAGGAGAAAGTTATTTCTAGACCTGAGAAAATTTCTCTACCGTTACTTTGCCAGAGAAGACTATCATGGCATTCTGCAAAGAGTGGAAGATATTCTACACACCTGTACGGCAAAAGAGTTTACTCTATCCGTGCAAGCCAAGCACACAAAAGACAAAACCTATTTTCGTCTCTTTCTAGCTTATCGTGCCAGATCAGGTCATCGTGGTCGAGAGAACACTATACTAGAGAAAAGACTGCAGGATAAGAAACAACTGTTAAGCTTTTTTCGTTCATGTAGAGAGATTAAAAAGGCAGGCATTAAGAAGATGACCTGTTCCTCCTCTGCCCTGGATCTCTTTCTAAATTAAAATATACCCAAGGCATATTTTAATTTCACGTCTCGAAAGAAAACACCTCATGTCCTCTTCCCAGTAAATAGTTTATCTCTGACAGGTTGCACTGTAACAACATCTGTCTAACGTCTTGTCTAAGTTTGTGGGAACAAACTTGCCTGGGTTTGTTCCCACAAACTTGCCTGAGTCCTGATTGTAGATGTTCTTTAACCAGATTGCAAAAGTGGACCACATCTTTACTATTCTCATAGTATTTTACAAAGCAGGCTAGCTTACGACCGGTAGGAAAACTCATGGAAAAGAGCTTTTCAAAGTAGGTAAAGATCTCTTCATCTCCAGAAGCATAAGCGTGAGATAGAATGTAGGCTTGTCTGTCTTTGTTTAGTTTACGAGATAAGAGTACAGGCATGTATTGGATGATGACTTGCTTCTTACGAGAAAGCAAGAGAGAAGAAAACAAAACGCACTTTTCCATCTTTTCTCTCTTCAGGCTCAGGGCCAAGTCAACCTCAGCTTTGGACAACAACTTACAAATTACCAGGGATCGGTCCTCGATCTTTTCTATATTCTCCTTAACCAGGTGGTAGTGTCCTTCTTCTACAAAGCAAAGTAGCCTGTCTGTCCAAGAGAAGGGCAGGTTAAGTTCTTGTGCCATGGTTCTGTAAGATAGGAGACGCCAATCTAGACAGACTGCATTTCTCTTTTCATACATCTTACGGGCCAGTTCTGGATTCTCTCTACATAGCCTGGCTAACAAGACTAGATTACCTTGCCAAAAGGCCTTCTTTAGTAGTTCTTCTTTCTGGTACAGCCTCTCTGTAATCTCAAACCTCTGAGAGATCTCTAGGTAGCGTTTGCTAGCTTCTTGAGGATAGATAAGAAAAAAGTTCTTGTCTATTCCATATCTTTCCTTACACAGTGTTTGCCACAGACGATCATCAAACATGCGAGTAAAAGGTACCGTTTTACTCAGAACCATCAGGGAAGAACAAGGAAGAAAAGACATGATCCTAACCTGAACCTCATGTGGTAGCTCTTGCATTTTCTTTATCCTTGAGATTTTTAAAATCCTGCCTCTGTGCAACATATTAAAAAGAGCATGACCGTAAACTATGCAAAGGTTATCATCCTAGGCAATGATGAGAGTGAGAAAGAGTTTCTTTTGCACTCGCTTTCAGAGACACTCATGATAGAGACAGACAAGGTTAAGGTCTCTTGTTACCAAAGGTATGCCTTGTGGTTGGTTAGAGGGAAAAACTATTATGGAGGAGCAGACAAGGCCATCATCCTGCATGGAGGCAAGGGAAAGTGCGTTTTAGATTGGCACAATGAGGTTAGAAAGAGTCTAGGTCAAGAGGTTAGTATTTATCATCTCTATGGAAACAAAGAACAAAAGCTAGTTTCCATAGAGAGGATACTATTGTAACCCTGAAAGTTAAACCGCTCCTTAATGGAACCTGTCCTAGATGCCATCTTCTCCTTCTCTGGAGGTCGTAACTATCTTCACCGTCAAGTGTGCAGAGAGTTTAGATGGAGGATAAACGCAGATACACATACCTATCTACACTATGCTGATGAGTTGTGTAAAGAAGGTCTTTGGGAGGAAAGCTTTGTAAAGACCTGTTTTGTGTTGGAGATGGTTGATGCAGCCATAGGTCAGGGTCTGGTTAATCTTTTGGACAAACTAAAAACTTATGTGCCTCACGATGTGGCTAACATTGCTGCCTTTCAAGGTAATCTAGAGGTCTTGCAATGGGCAAAGGAGAATGGTTATAGCCTAGGAGACTTTTGTATAACCGAAGCAGTACGGGGAGGCCATCTGCATGTATTGCAATGGCTTGATGGTAATGGTTATTACACTTATGATGACCTGTACTGTCTTGCCGCAGAGGTTGGCAGTGTAGAAATTTTAGAATGGTTAGATGACAGGGATGACTATTACACAGACGATCCATATGTCGTTTGTAACTGTGCTGCACGAGAAGGACATATCCAAGTTTTGCAGTGGTGTTTGAAGAAGGGTCGGGCAAAGGATTCCGGTGCTTGCTATTTTGCGGTTAAGGGTGACCAACTAGAGACGTTAAAGTGGTTGAGAGATAAGGGTTTTCCTTGGGATGAGGACGTTTGTTCTCTTGCGGCAGAGAAGGGTAATTTAGAGATTTTACAATGGGCCAGAGAGAATAATTGCCCTTGGAACGAGAACACTTGCTCCAATGCCGCAGAAGGTGGTCATCTAAAAATTCTACAATGGTGTAGAGAAAAGAGTTGTCCTTGGAACGAAGAAGTTTATATTCGTGCCGTTAGCATAGATCGTCTAGACATTCTCATGTGGGCCAAGGAGAATGGGTGTCCCCAACCTGAAAACTCAGAGGTTTGTGCTATTGCTGCCTATAGAGGCAATGTGCTAATTCTTGAATGGGCTGTTAAGGAAGGCTTCCTCCTTGATGAGGGTGTGTTTAAGAGTGCTGCTTTCGGTGGCAACACGCAAGTTTTATCTTGGTTAAACAAGTTGCTAACCTAATAGATATAACCCTGTGTCTTGAGATTAGTAACCACAGGTTACTAATTTTCTCATGTATTCTGTCTTGTCTGCCATCTTCTCCTTCTCTGGAGGTCGTAATTATCTTCACCGTCAAGTGTGCAGAGAGTTTAGGTTCCTTGTTAGAGGGAGAGAGGATGCTTATCTTTACTATCTAGACGATCTATGTAGAGACTACCCTCAAGAACTAACAAAATATATTGGCAACTTTAGTTCATCGAAAGAAATCGCCAAACTGGCCCTGAACAAGGGTCTCTTTTATCTCCTGACTCGTTTCAGAGAACATGTACCCTCTGATGTGGCTAACATTGCAGCCTTGAAAGGTAACCTAGATATTTTGTCTTGGAGTATAGAGAATGGCTATAGCATAGGAGACACTTGCTTTAGTCATGCTGTTCTAGGAAATAATTTACACGTACTACAATGGCTTGATGATAACGATTACTATACTTACGATGATCTCTTCCCTCTGGCTGCTGAGATAGGCAATGTGGAAATTTTGCAATGGCTTGATGATAACAGCTACGAGAGAGACGAGGAAGACTGTATTTGCAATTATGCTGCCGAGAAAGGACATATTCAGGTCTTGGAATGGTGTCTAGAGAGAGAATGGATGTGGAACGAGAGTACCTCTTCTTACGCCATAGAGGGTGGACAACTAGAAACACTAAAGTGGTTGGAGGAGAAAGGCTACTTTACAGAAGACCCGGAAAGATGGAGTTCAGACTTGTGTTCTGAGGCTGCCAAGTATGGTAAGCTGGAGATACTAAAGTGGCTGAGAGAAAAAGAGTGTCCTTGGAATGCAAACACTTGCTCTGAAGCCGCTCTCTATAACAAGTTTGAACTCTTGCAGTGGGCTCGCGCCAATGGTTGTCCTTGGGATGAATGGACCTGTTCTAGCGCTGCTGAAGGTGGTAATCTAGAAATACTACAATGGTGTAGAGAAAAAGGTTGCCCTTGGGATGAAAGAACTTGCACCAATGCTGCTTGGGCAGGCCATCTAGAAATATTACAATGGGCTCGCTCCGCGAATTGCCCTTGGGATGCTAGGGTTTGTTCTAATGCTGCCCAAGCAGGTCATCTAGAGGTTTTACAATGGGCTAGAGCTAATGGTTGTCCTTGGGACAGTCGTGTAACCTTTTACACTGTGTATTCCGATCGTCTAGATATTCTGAAATGGGCCATAGCTAGTGGTTGTGAATGGCATCCTCGTGCCATGAGAGAGGCAGAGGGTCATGAAGTTATAGAATGGATGAAAGCAAATGGCTGCCCTGAGTAGGGTTTGTCTTGAGATTAGTAACCATTGGTTACTAATTTCTCCCTTGATGAATGCTATCTTACCTGTCGTCTTCTCCTTCTCTGGGGATTATAACTACTTTTATCGTCAGGTATGTTCCGAGTTTAGACAGATGATACCCAAGGTTGATCTCCTGGCTTACCTTAATACTCTTTGTAGAGATCATGGAGATAGGTTCTACAAAGTAATTAACAACAACCTTGAAGCATGGCATGTGTTAAGTCTCATCGGACCCAAGAATGCCAACATCTGTACCTTGTTAGCAGAAACTAATCACACTAAACTTTTTAAATGGGCTATTGCTCTTGGTTACCTTCCTGACGAGGATACGGTTGAACGTGCAGTAGAATTTGGTAATTTGCGCATGCTGGAATGTATTTACCGAGGAGGATGGATAAGACAAGACTTTTGGTTCTACGGTTACGTGTGTGACTTTGCCGCAGAATATAACAAGTTGGATATTTTAAAGTGGGCTAGAAAGACTGGCCCTGATTGGGATGCCATAGTTCTTTACAACTCTGCAGAAAAAGGCTATTTGAAAGTTTTGGAATGGGCCTTGGAAGATGGTTATGAGATGTGTACCGAGGTGTTTTACTCGGCTGCAGAGAAAGGCCAGTTAAGGATCTTGCAATGGTTGGTAGAAAACTACTACTCTTTCTGGGATGAGGGTGTTTTAGACGCTGCCATACAAACCTGTCAAGTAGAGATCATCAAGTACATCATCAACAATAACATGTAAGGGTGTTAACTTCACGACAAGCTATAAATTTAACAAGAGATTACCCTTGTTAAATTTGCTGATACCTAATCTTGTCCTTTACCAAACTTATGGAACACATTGTAGCCTCTGTACTAGCATCTTCAGTGGCAGAGATTGCTACTCTACCCATCTGTACCATCAAGACTAACCTGCAAAACAAATCTCAACGTAGTATTCCTCAGGTGATAAAGCACATCTACAACAAACGTGGTATCAAGGGTTTCTACAACTCTTCTCTCTGGGCTGTAAGTTCACAGATCTTCTCTACTACGACAAAGTATGTCTTCTATCGTCGTCTACAAGAAGATGTATCTAACCGTTTTCTAGCTGGGGGCATCTCTGGTTTTCTTTCTAGTTTACTAACTCATCCACTAGATGTGATCAAGGTGCACAAGCAGATGCACAAAAGCTTTTCTACCCAACTCTACGATTTGGGACCAAAGATCTTTTATCGAGGCTACTCTAAAACTCTGATTAAATCTACCTTGGGTTCTGTTTTCTACTTGCCTCTCTTTGACTTGTTTGAAGAGAGACTGCATAACCCTGGTCTCTCTTCCATCTGTAGTGCAGTTATCTCCTGTACTCTTTTACAACCTATCGATTACATGAAGACCAGACAGATCTTTGGTAAAGAGTTTTTCACAGGCTTCTCTCCTCTACCTTACTTTAGAGGTCTAAGTTTGAACCTGCTCAGGGTAGTTCCCCACTTTTACATAACCATGTCTCTTATAAAATTCATAGAGAATAACATGGAATAACCCATCTAGAAAATAGATATTCACTGAATATCTATTTTGGCCCTTACTTGTCGTTAGCTTGTGCTGTAAACAACACAACCTTACTTGTCGTTAGCTTGTGCTGTAAACAACACAACCTTACTTGTCGTTAGCTTGTGCTGTAAACAACACAACCTTACTTATGGAGGCTGTCTATCGTGCCATCTTTTCCTTCTCTGAAGGTTACAACCACCTTAATAGTAGAGTAGATTCCCAGTAAGATTGGGACGTGAACGTCCCAAGCTAACGACAGTTTAGACAGACTGTTCCCGACGTTGATCTTCTTGTCTACTGGAACCAACTACTCAAGGATGCAAGTGAGGTACAAGGTTTCAAGCCGTCGCAAAAGATTATGCAGGCAGCCCTTGAGAAGAAACTCTTTCATCTACTCAAGGCTTGTAAGGAGTTTGTGCCAAAGAACATATGTCGTATCGCTGCACTAGAAGGCAATTTGGATGTACTGAAATGGGCTCGTGCTAACGGTTTCTTTTGGAATAAAAGTATATGCTCTGGTGCCGCAGTTAGAAGGGAGCACAAGGTGCTCCCTTCTAACGACAGCAAAAGGCCACTTGGAGCTCTTACAATGGGCTCGTTCTCGAGGTTGTCCTTGGGATGAACTTACAACTAGCAGTGCTGCTCTGAATGGTCATCTAGAACTTTTACAATGGGCTCGTTCCCAGGGCTGTCCTTGGAATGAGGACACTTGTTCTGCTGCTGCATCTAATGGTCATCTAGAAATATTACAGTGGTGTAGAGAAAATAGTTGTCCCTGGAACGAAGAGACGTGCTCTTCTGCCGCTGGAGGCGGTCATCTAGAAGTTTTACAATGGGCTCGTGCTAATAATTGTCCTTGGAACGCAGACACTTGTGTAGAGGCTGCCTCATCTAATCAGCTCAAGATTATAAAATGGGCTCGTTCACAGGGTTGTTTGTGGGACGAAAGAGTTTGTTATGAAGCTGCCTATGAAGGTTATCTAGAAACTTTGCAATGTGTAGAGTTAACGGTTGTCCTTGGAATGTAAGCACTTGCACTGCTGCCGCTGGAAGTGGACACCTGAGAGTTTTGCAATGGGCTCGTTCTTGGGGTTGTCCTTGGGATGAAAACACTTACCATGAAGCTATGGATAGGGAGCAATACGAAACGGCAATCTGGGCCAAGGAGAATGGCTGTCCTACCATCTAATTTAATCCACTTAGAAAATATACATTCAGTGAATGTATATTTTGGCCCTTACTATGGAGACTGTTTACGAGACCATCTTTGCTTGCTCTGGAGGTTACAATTATCTTAATGGCAAGGTATGTTCCCAATTCAGGCAAATTGCCCCTTCTGTCCATGTTTTGGTTTATTGGAACCAACTTCTTCAGGAAGCAAAAGAGGTTCCTGGTTTGAAACCATCAAAGGAGATTGCAAAGTTGGCTCTGGAGAAGAGGCTCTTTCATCTCTTGAAAGTATGTAAAGAGTTTATTCCTAGAGACATTTGTTACCAAGCGGCCAAAGAGGGAGACCTGGAGATGTTAAAATGGTCTAGAAGTAACAACTTTTCTTGTGGTGAACAAGTTTGTGCTATTGCTGCTCGTTACGGTCATCTAAAACTTTTACAATGGGCTTTAGCTGACGGCTGTCCACTGCAAGATAATATTTGTTCCAATGCCGCCTTTGGTGGTCATCTGGAAGTTTTAAAATGGGCCGTGAATAATGGACATTCTTGGGATATATACACTTGTTCCAATGCTGCCAAAGGTGGTCATCTGGAAGTTTTACAGTGGTTGAGAGTCAAAGGTTGCCCTTGGTATGAGAACACTTGCTATGAAGCAGCATCGAGTGGTCATCTAGAAATACTAAAGTGGTCCCGTTCTCAAGGTTGTCCTTGGGATGATAGAACTTGTTCCTTTGCCGCTCGTGAAGGTCGTCTAGAAGTTTTAAAGTGGGCTCGTTCCAAAGGTTGTCCTTGGAATGAAGAGACTTGCCTTTACGCTGCTCGTTACGGTCATCTAGAAATACTAAAGTGGTTGAGAGCCAATGGCTGTCCTTGGAATGGAAGCATTTATTATGGTGCTCTAGAACGGGGCCATCAAGAAATTGCGATCTGGGCCAAGAAGAATGGTTGTCTTTTATAAGAATATATAACCCTCAGGGTTATATATTTTACTTTATTCCTAGAGTCTTCTTGTTACCTGCAGCGTGTCTCAGAGTAGGAGTATTCTTCTTTTTCCAATCCCAACCTACTGCTTTGGATGACATGCAGTACAAATCTCCATCTTCTAATTCTATCTCACCATACTGTGATATCCTCTTTCCTTGATACCACCAAGCAAAGTAGAGAGGCAGAGGTTGTCCTAAGCGCAAACCTATGACTTTTCTTCTCTCAGAGTCACCGTGGAAACCAATGTAGCACTTGTTAACATCATAATATCTATTACCTTCTACCATGAGTTGTGAAGCACCGGGAAAAGCCTCTTCTAGATTAGTTCTAACTTGTTCTAGGACGGGTACGGAAGAGAAGGCTATCACGGTACCTTTACCTTGTTCATAGTCTGCCTCTTGTTCTGTATCAGCAAAGCACAGGTTGTGCCTGGCCTTCTTATTAACTACTCTACCATACATAAGAGCTTTACTATCCCAAGTTAGGTTGCTTTGTTCTTCATAGAGATCTCCATAACAGAGACTATTAACACAATCCTTAACCACCAAGAGGTAAGAGGAAGTATCAGGTGAAGAGGTGTTGGGTGATACCTCTTCACCTGATACTTCCTCTGACAAGAGTTCTGTAAGGTCGACTAAGAGACAGACCTTTCCTTGCTTCTCAAACCAAGTCTTTGCTTTCTCCAAGTCCCCAAGAGTAAAACCTGATTCAGACAAGGTACCCAGCTTTTGCATACCTTTGTGGTTCTCGGCCACATCACCAAAAGTTAGAGTTATAGTGTCCATGTTTAATTGTGTATCTGAAATAAGCTCGTTTCTTAAAATGGGCTTTTACAACATTGTCTTTCTAGGTCACGTGGACTCGGGTAAGAGTTCTCTTTGCGGAACTATCTTGCTTGAATCTGGTTCTATAGATGATAGAAGAGCGGAAGAAGCGGAAAGAGATGCACAGGAATTAGCCGGTAGAGGTTGGTCGAGAGCCTTTCTTCTAGATACGAGTCCAGAAGAAAGAAATAGAGGCAAGACTGTAGAGACAGGAAGAGAGACTTTTAGCTTTCAAGGGAATGAATATACCATTCTGGATGCTCCAGGTCACAGAAACTATGTTCCTAATGCTATCGAAGGTATCGCCTGTGCAGACATTGCTATCTTGGTAGTTTCTGCCCGCAAAGGAGAGTTTGAAGCGGGCTTTGACAAAAAGGCAGAGGACGTGTCTGGTCAGACTAGAGAACATGCTACCCTAGCCAAAGCTCTGGGTGTACAGAGACTAATAGTTTTTATCAACAAGATGGATACTACCAACTGGGACCAAGAGAGGTACAATAGCATCAAAGAAAAGGTTTCCAAGTTTCTCAAGAGTATCGACTTTGACAAGGCTTGTACCTTTGTGTCTGGGTCGGGTTTGAGTGGAGAAAACGTAATTGTACCCTTTACAGTTGGGCCTTCTCTTATGCAAGTGGTTCATGAACAGAGCTCTCTAGTTAGGAGGAAGCAAGGCGACTGGCTTCGTCTTTCTGTAACTTACTCTACTCGTGATTGCGGTAAGATCATGTCTTTTGTTAGAATAGAGAATGGAGAGGTTTGCGTTGGTATGGATCTCTATGATGAAAGAGGCAAGTTTACTATTCTAGAGGTTCAAGACCAAAGTGGTTGTAAAGTAGCAAACTTGCTTCAGGGAGAGAATGGTATCTTACTTCTCTCTTCTCGTGAAGAACTACCCAATAGCTTTCTTTGTTCGCAAGAGTGTGTTCTTGTTCCTCGTAGACAACTCTTGGTCCTAGTTCAGGTCCTAGAACAAACACCCCTCTTTTGTTCCGGACTCGAGTGTGTCTTGCAACTATTCTTGAACAAGAGAGAATGTGCGGTGGAGAAGATTGTGGGTTTACAACAGGGAGACAAGTTTACTAAAGCACTCTTTCTTAGAAAGGGACAAGTTGGCAAAGTTGTCCTCAAGGTCGAGCAAGCTCTCTTGGCTGAAACCTTTAGCAACTATCCTAAACTAGGTCGCTTTGTGTTGAGAAACCAGAACCAAACTATTGCATTAGGTAAGATCATTGGAGTAAAGTAAGATGGACAACCAGGTTAGACAAAAACTTCAGGAACTACAATCGGTTACAGAGATTGTTCTAGAGCAAGACCGAGAGGAAGAGAAGAAAGAGTGGATGGAAACCATGCAGTTAGGGAGCACATTGTGCTCCCTAACAACAATGCTTTCTCGTTGATCTAGAGGTCTACAAAGAATCTTACCCAAGCTAAATTCCATCCAGGCTAAATTTTATTAACTCTAAGAGTTAATAAAATCTACAAGTTTATTTTAGGTACTTTTCCAGCCTATTTCCTGGTACCATCCATCGGCATCCTCCCTGGTAAAAGATGTTTTACGTTTCTTCATCAGGGCTAGTAACCTCTTGGCAGCATTGTTACCGGGTCCCAAGATAATAACCCATATTATATTGCTCTGTCCAGAACAGATAGAGAGAAAAGTCTGTCCTTGAACCTCTTTGCAAACCAGAGCAGACAACATAAATCCCGTCTGATAGGGGTTATCTTTACAGGTTTCATCTAGTTCTAGTTTCTCTACTACCTTGTCCAGAAGAGGATAGGAAATGCCCATAGGATGATCTTTACCAAAGAGCTTGAGAGAACCATCGTAGAAAGTACACACGGGTAGAACCTTATAGATATAGTTTCCGTGAACTAGTTTATATTGCACAATGTCTAGAACAGGGTTATCAAAGTAAGAACTGCCTGTCTTCCACGTGTCGTAGGCCTCGTATTTGATCTGTTCAAACTTGATCTCCATGATTAAAGGACTTGCAAAGACTCAGATAATTAACCATCATGAACCTTGTCCCTCGTGAGGTTATTTTGTGCGTGTTAGAGTTTTCCGGACCTTACAACTTTGAAAACCGACAGGTTTGTTCCGAGTTTAGGTTGCTAGCAGAGAAGGTGGACCCTTTGGTTTACTTGGATAGGCTTATTACAGATGCAAACCCAGTGGAAGAGTTTGTGCCTTCAGAGAGTACAATCGAACAAGCTGTAGACAAACAACTTCTTGGCCTTTTGTTATTCATCAAGGAATACCTTCCTAAGAATCTCTGTGATGTGGCTGCGTTAAAAGGTAAACTACAAACTCTACAATGGGCAGTCAAGAACGATTTTAAGTTTACCAATCACACCTTCAAACATGCTATTAAGAATGGTCACCTAGACATATTAAAGTGGTTGAAAGAACAAGACTGTCCCTTGTGTACAGATATCTGTACCAAAGCTTCCTACAACGGTCATCTACATGTTCTACAATGGTGTAGAGAACAAGGTTACGATTGGGATGAGAATACTTTTTCCGCTGCCGCTTACAGTGGTCATCTGGAGATACTACAGTGGGCTAGAGCCAATGGTTGTGACTGGGATGAATATGCATGTTCTGAAGCTGTAGCCGGAGGCCATCTAGAAGTTCTAAAGTGGCTGAAAGAGCAAGGTTGTCCCTGGAACGAGATCACATTCAACAACGCTGCCTATGGAGGAGATCTAGAAACTTTACAGTGGTTGAAAGAGCAAGGTTGTCCCTGGGAAGAGGAAACTTGCTCTACTGCCGCTTATAGAGGTAATCTGCAAGTTTTACAGTGGTTGAGAGCCAATGGTTGTCCTTGGGACTATACCACGATCGTTGAAGCTATCGATCAAGAACATCCAAAAGTATATGAGTGGGCTCGTGCTAATGGTTGTCCTAACGAATACGCGTAGAAAGCAAGGGTACTCTCTCTACAAGGACACCTTTGCCCAATATTATTTATACCCAAGGGTATAAATAATATAAGGAGAATTTATTTGTGCGTTCATCATGGCTTGTCTTTCTCGTGAAGTAACTCTGTACGTACTAGAGTTTTCTGGACCTTACAACTTTGTAAATCAGCACGTATGTTCCGAGTTTAGACAACTGCTAAAAACTACAAACTTGGTGCAAGATGTAGATCCTCTACTTTATCTAAACCAACTCCTTGCAGATGGAAGACCAGTGCATAAGTTTGTACCCTCAAAGGAGACCATAGCAAAAGCTATAGATAAGCAGCTTGTTCACGTTCTATCCTTTATTAATTGTCTTCCTAGAGATCTTTGCGATATAGCAGCGAGCAAAGGTAAACTACAAACTCTACAATGGGCAGCCAAGAAGGGGTTTAAGTGGAATAGCACAACTCTTTTACTGGCTGCAGAGAATGGTCACCTAGAGATAGTAAAGTGGTTGAGAGAAGAACACTGTCCTTGGAATGGTAATATATTCTCTAAAGCTGCCCGTGCAGGTCACCTAGAAGTCGTTCAGTGGTGCAAGGCCAACGGTTGTATCTACGATGAAGATATATGTTTTGGTGCTGCTCAAGGTGGCCATTTAGACATTCTACAGTGGGCTAAAGCCAATAATTGTTACTGGGATGAAGAGACATGTTTCCAGGCAGCACAAGAAGGTCATCTAGAAATTCTACAGTGGTTGAGATCTCAGGGTTGTCCTTGGGATTCCAGAGTTTGCACTGTGGCTATAGGAGAGAATAATGTAGAGATGTTAAAGTGGGCCAGAGCTAACGGTTGCGAATGGGATGAGTTTACTTTTGCTAACGCTGTTCTTACAGGAGACTTGGAAATTATGGAATGGATGAGAGGAGAAGGTTGCGCTTGGGACGAAGAGGTGTGCGCCAATGCTGCCTACAAAGGCAACTTGGAAGTTTTACAGTGGTTAAGAGTTAATGGTTGTCCTTGGAATGCATGGACCTGTTCTGAAACAGCAGTGGGAGGTCATCTAGAAGTCTTAAAATGGACCAGGGCTAATGGCTGTCCTTGGGATGAGCACACGACTACCCAAGCTGCTAAATATGGGAATTTAGAGGTGTTGGCTTGGGCCTGTGAGAATGGTTGTCCTATAGATGGTAACCTAAGATACCATCCAGAATTTCGTATCCGTGATGATATTCTAGAATGGTTAAAACAAAACCAAAGACCTTAAGTATACTATCTAATGACAGTAAGATAGGAGGGTCGGTGACTCTCCTATCTAACGACAGTAAGAATGACAGACAAGGATAAAACCTGTTTCAGGTTAAATCTTTATTAATCACAGGTTAATAAAGATGGAGTATTTGCTCTTTTGTGCCCAAGATGCCCATTTCCAAACTCGCTCCATGCTAGTTCCTTACCATCTCTTTCCACAAGAGTATCTAACTTTGCTTTCAGAACACGCGGTCCGAACAGAAGAGGTAGATAATCTCATTCTTATAGAAATAGTAGGGCAATGCTTTCCTCGGACAGAGATTTGCTCTCTAGTTAACAAGCTTACCATATATGCTGATGGAGTGGATGATGAGGCTGTTCCCTTGTGGTACAAGGAAGCAAAGATTAATCTAGTTTCCGGTTTCAATCACATCTCCAATTACAACAAACTTAGAAAAAGACAAGATGTCAAAGAAGGCTTTTTGGTTTTGTTAAACTTTTCCTCTTGAGGTGTAATATAAGGATAATTTATCCTCGCCGATATTATGGATAACTTCATGAGTGATAACGATTACACCTTCATCTACGCACAGACCCTTACCGATATTAGGGCTAAGGACTTTCCAATTTATCCTTATCAACCACCGGAGATGATAGAGCCTATAAAGTATTTTTACAATGAAGGACCTTGCGAACAGGCTGCTAAGAAAGGAGATTTGCAAAAGTTGCAAAAGGCTCGCGAGGATGGTCATGACTGGAATGTAAAGGTTTGTTCCAATGCTGCCAAGAAAGGACATCTGGAGGTACTAAAGTGGGCCAGAGCCAACGGCTGTCCTTGGGATTACAGAACAACTACCAATGCTGCTCAGAAAGGACACTTGGAGGTTTTGCAATGGGCTTGCGAGAATGGTTGTCCTGTAGAGGAATATATAAAAACTTTTGCAGACCTGTACGGTCAGAAACACGTTGTGGCTTGGTTGAAGCAAAACGGTCATGTGTAACACCCCTGTAAGAAATATTATCTATACTCAAGGGTATAGATAATATAAGAAAGGTTTATTTCGCATCCTTCATGAATCGTGAAGTTGTCTTACGTATACTGCAACTCTCTGGACCTTACAACTTTATTAATAGACAGGTCTGTTCCCAATTTAGACAACTAGCAAAGAAGGTAGACCCTCTAGTTTACCTAGATCAACTACTTGCAGATGGAAGGTCGATAAAAGAGTTTGTGCCGTCAGAGGAGACTCTTGCCCAAGCAGTAGACAAAGAACTCCTTCATCTACTATCCTTTATTAAGGAACATCTTAACTGGACTATCTGTGGCGTGGCAGCCAGAAAAGGCAAGTTTTCTGTTTTACGTTGGGCAATAGAGAACGAGTTTGAGTGTTTCTATCCAACTGCTTTGTGTGTAGCAAAGAAGGGTGATTTAGACACATTAAAATGGTTGAAGGAGAAAGGTTTTTACTGGAAATTAGGAACTTGTGAGCAAGCAGCCTACTTGGGTTATCTAGACATTGTGCAATGGTGTGCAGAGGACGGACCACCACAAGGAGAGACTGTATGCTATTATGCTGCCGAGGGAGGTCATCTAGAGGTGCTACAATGGTGTAGAAAACATAACTTTTCTTGGGATGAGAATGTATGTGCAGGTGCCGCACAGAATGGTCATCTAGAGATTTTGCAATGGGTTCGCTCCGCGAATTGTCCCTGGAACGAAGAAACTTGCCACGGTGCTATCCGAGAAGGTCACCTGGAGGTGCTAAAGTGGGCTCACTCACAAGGTTGTCCTTGGAACGAACTTTGTTTCTCTTCTGCTGCTGCTTTGGGAAACCTAGAAATACTAGAATGGTTGAAAGAAGAAAGTTGTCCTTGGGATGAGTATGCTTATTTCGAAGCAGCGGCAGAAGGTCATCTAAAAGTATTAAAATGGTTGAAAGAAAATGGTTTCATCCGAGACGAAACCACTTGGAGAGAATGGGTTTACTCTGCTGCTAGACATGGCCATCAAGAGATTCTCGAGTGGATGAAAGAAGAAGATTCACAGTAAACAGAAAGAGCTGTTTTGTTAAACTTTTCCTCTTGAAATGTCTATTACTTCCTGGTTGGGTTACGAAGAGCTAAGAGAAGAGGTTAGGGAACTAGCCTACAAGGTTTACAATACAGACAAAGAGGCCAGAGAGAATGTCACCTTCTCTGGAAAGAATGTCACCTTCTCTGGAGAGGAAAGTAACTCTGTTGCGGTTACAGGCTTGATCTGTCAGGGCATCAGAGACCCTTCTCTGGTTCAGGATGAGAAGATACTGGAAGCTTCCATGGCACAACTGCAACTAAGAGACCTGCATGAAAAACTAGTAAAGAACTTTGGTTTCGACTGGCACACGGTTAGAAACGTCTGGGCTCCCATCCTGGACCCAAAGATTCCTCCCTGGGAAACATCTCACACAAAGCAATAATATATAACCTGTAGGTTATATATTAATCTCCAGGATTAACCTTAATCTCCAAGGTTGATAAAGAGACTGTCCTTCTTACCTTGAGCTATGATCCTCTCTGCCTCATCTTGCAATCGTTCATCGAAAGAGTACATAGCCTCTTCAAAACTAGTCCGGCCTTCTTTCACCTCTCTTCTCGTCTTGAGAGGAAGAAAGTCGATGCTAGGTCTGTTGAGGACGGAAACTAAAACTTTTTCCATATTTTGATCCTTGAGCAACTTTCTTTCTCTACTGATGAGAGCATTGGCCAAACCTAACCCTGCGTAAAGAGAAGTATCCTGAGTATACTCCATGTTTCTTCCACTCCAATACTCTGGACCGTAATGGAAATAGCACTCTTCATCAGCGTCTAAATCTCTACCTGCATAAAAGTTTAAATCTTCGTCTGTATAAATATTCTCCTTGTCTAGGCTATCTCTGGTGTAACGCAAAAGACTCTCTAGGATCTTTCTAACCCTCTCATCCAGATCCATGCTTTGGTAACTAAAATTAAACCTAGGCACGCAAGAATCGTTCATGAGTTGCGCTATACCAATCCTCTTTTTAGGAACCTTGTAACCTACCATGGTCTTGTCTTTGTACTCGATGGCATACTCTTGTTCATCCGAGGTCATGCGATCTAGATCTTCAAGAGTGTAACCATCGTAAAAACACAAGAGAGACTTTTCTTTACAGGGGAAACGAGTGAAAACACCTCGACCTGCACCTTCTATCTTACTTTCCTTCAAACAAACATTGTACAAACAGAGATCGGGAGAAATTTTCTTCTTTTGCATTTTACGAGAGATTATTATCTATTAACCATTGAACCACGTGGCCTTGATCAGCTTTAACCGCTTCACGATATACTTGTTGGGTTATAACATACCCTTCTTTCTTGGCCCATTGCAGCATGTGCAGATGTCCATTTCTAGCACATGTAATACAAAAGTTCCAAGGTAAAACATAGTTTCCATGAAAGAGAAGGATATTAAGATAGCCTTTCTCGACAGACAAATCTAAAAGTTCATGCGAATCCTTCAGACCCTTTGGTGCTCTTTCATCTCCCAAAAGAGCATCTATGTAGGCTAGGTGATCAACCTCAGGCAGGATTCTTCTAAATTCAGAGCACACTTGACGATGAAGGTAATTATAACCTCCAGAGAAAGAAAAGATAGCCTCGAGAAGGAAGAGAGGAAGTTGCAACTTTGTAAACCGATTACCCATAATTAATAATCTCACGAGATTATTAATTTAATACAAAGCTTTAGTATGGAGGTCTGTCTCTCATGAAGGCAATAACCTTGTATATAAAGTATTCTTTGGCCAACTTTAGGATCTCTTCTCGATTGTAAGGACAACCATTGTCCATGGCCCATTCCAAGATTCTTACATGGCCTTTCTTAGCTGCCCAGAAACAAGTTTCTTTGTTCCAAGGACAACCATTCTCTCTGGCCCATTGTAGAATCTCTAGATGACCTCCGAGAGCAGCATAGGAACAGGTAATATCATTCCAAGGACAACCTTGAGAACGAGCCCATACAAGAACCTCTTTCTTACCATTCAGTGCAGCCTCGGAACAGGTCTTTTCATCCCAAGGGCAACCATTGGCTTTGGCCCACTGCAACATCTCCAAATCACCGTTACTTGCCATAATGGCAGGTGCAAACGTGTCCCAAGGGCAACCATTCTCTCTGGCCCATTGTAGCATATGCAAGTCTCTCTTCTCTGTTATAGCTCTTGCTGGAAGGTTACCCCAAGGACAGCTATTAGCCACGGCCCATTGCAGTATTTTCATGTTTCCGTTCCTTATAATGTGTATCATGCAAATATTATGCCACTCACCACCATTAGCTATGGTCCATTGTAGTATCTCTAGGTCATTCTTAATAGATGCGTTGAGGATTACAGACTTGTTCCACTTGCAACCATTCTCTCTGGCCCACTTCAACACCTCTAGATGTCCATACAAGGCAGCCTTGGAACACACACTGGGACCCCAAGGATAGTTTTGTGAGCGAGCCCATTTTAGAATCTCTAGATGACCTAGTTTAGCTGCCTGTTCACATAGGTTATTACCTTGATAACAGTGTATGCTCCATTGTAGTATGTGCAGGTAACCTCTTTCCAGAGCCATGGTAGCCCATTCCTCATCTGCTTGTATATGCTTAGGCAATCGGCCATCCGCACACAAAGAATCAAAGTAAAGCAAAGGACTAACCTCGGCTATCATGGAACGAAACTCAGAACACACTTGACGGTTGCGAAGGTTGTAACCTCCAGAAAAGGAAAAGATAGTTTCCAGGACTGGGTTCATGACGATGAGGGCGCGAATTAGTAATCAGCCTAGATTACTAATTTTGGATATTCTGTTCAAGCCAAGCTAAAAGTCTTCTATCTCTCACTCTTCTGGCCGTTTGGTAAAGGTCGTTGTTTAGAGAAAAGTTTTCTTTCAGCCAGTCTAGGACGTGTATATGACCTGCCAGTGCCGCTCTAGTAAACACCTTGTTATCATGAGGACAACCCTGTTCCTTCAACCAAGTTAAAATTTCTAGATTGCCAGTGTAGGCCGCTTTAGCAAAGACTATCTCGTCCCAAGGACAAGCATTATCTTTTAACCAGGCCATAATTTCTAGATTGCCTTTGACTACTGCCGCACCAAACACGTTTTCGTTCCAAGGACAGCCTTTTCTCCTCAACCACTTGCTCATAGACAGGTTCTCATGAAAGACAGAACTAGAGAGTACACCTGTACTCCAAGGACAAGCATGCTTTGCGGCCCATTTTATGATTTTTACAAAGTCCTCGTTGCTAGGTTCTACGATGGTTTTAATAAAAGGTCTGAAGCCCTTTTGCTTTCTTCTCAAGCAAATATCCTGTCCTCGCAAGGCCTGAGTGTAAACACTCTCATCCCAAGGACAACCCTTTCTTCTTAGGTACCTTACTGTAGTAAACCTGCCTGCAAGAGCGGCTTTAGCAATAACTCTCTCGCTCCAAGGACAACCGTGAGCAACCAACCACTTGATCACCTCAGGAGACCTTTCCACGACAGCAACAAGAAAAACCTTTTCTGTCAAGAGACAACCTTGTCCTCTTAGCCATTCTAAAACCTCTAGAGGAGACCTTCTTATAGCCCTCTCCAAAGAAAGCTGATCCCAAGAAAAGCCTCGTTCTTGCAAGTAAGTCAAGGTAGTTATAGTGCAAAATTTCGACTGTAGGGTCTGGTTAAAGATGTCTTGATCAAACAAACAACCTTGGCTTTCTACCCACTGTAGTGTTTCTAGATGACCTCCTCTGGCAGCCTGTGTACAAGTGTTGCGATCCCACTTACAACCCTTGCTCCTAAGATGTTGCAAAACATCCAAACGACCTGCTCCAGCTGCAGAGGCACAAGTAAAGATGTTCCATTCACAACCATTACTCTTTAGCCAATCTAGAATCTTAATATGTCCTCGAGAAGCAGCAACAGAGCACACATCGCTCTTGCACTCGTATCCTTCTTCTTTGGCCCATTGTAAAATGTGCAGATGACCGTGATGGGCGGCCAACTTGCAAACAATCTTAGGGATGTAGTCTTTGTTAAAGATGAGCAAGTGCAAGAAACCTCCTTCCAAGGCCAGGGAGCAGAGTCTGCTTGAAGGTTTCAAGCAGACTCTGCTTGAAGGTTTCAAGTCTCCTTCTCTACCATCTCTACACAGATCATCAAGGTAGAGAAGAGGATCTACCGGTTTTATCCTGTTTCTAAATTCGAAACACACTTGTCGGTTGCGAAGGTTGTAACCTCCAGATAGAGAAAAGATAGTTTCCAGAACCACGTCCATACCGTAATAAAAGCGCGAATTAGTAATCAGCCTAGATTACTAATACCCTCCCCTAAGCAAAATAAATCGCACTTGGATCAGTGTCCAGATAGAGATCGAAACCTTGCTCTTGAGCCCAGTCTATAATGTGTTGTTGTTTGTGAACACGAGCATACAAAGCCACATCTTTGGTCCAGGTAAATCTTTTGTCCAAGAGAATCTTTACCATATCTAGATGACCTCGACGAGCGGCTACACAGAGACAGTCCTCTCTCAAGACACAGTCCTTCTCCAAGAGATAGCCAAGTATATCCTTGTTACCTCCCATGACAGCAAAGTAGGCAGCATGATCTCCCTTATCGCAACCTTGTTCTATTATCCACCTTAGGTTTCTTAGGTTACCTGCTCGTGCAGCCATGTATACAGTAGCTGAGTCCCAAAGACATCCGCCAGCACGAGCCCATTTTAAAATTTTAAGATTGCAAGTTGCAGCAGCATAAGAGCAAACGAGTTCATTCCAAGGACAAGCGTTAGACCTGAGCCATTTTAAGATTTCTAGATGACCTCCGCGAACAGCACTGGCACAAGTTTCTTCATCCCAAGGACAACCTTGGGAACGAGCCCATTGCAAGACCTTAAGATGACCATGTTCAGCCGCTTGGTCACAAACTTCTTTATTCCAAGGACAAGCTTTACTTTTCATCCATTGTAAAACTTCTAAACAACCTGAAGCTGCGGCCTGCGCACTTGTCTTTTCGTTCCAAGAAAAGCCGTTCTCTCTCAACCACATCAAAAGAGACAGGTTGCCCTTCTTTGCCGCATAGTTGCAAGCTCGGTCATCACGAGGAATTCGCTTTTGCAATGCTAACCTTATAAGTTCTCTCTTATCATGTTCTGCTGCAGCTCCATACAAAGCGCCATCAGCAGCACAATCATTGAGCAAAGCCCAAATGGCAACCCGATCATGTCCTTTGTTAATAGCATCTACATAGGCCCATTCGTTCCAAACAAAACCATGCTCCAGTGCCCAGATGATGATGTTAAGACGGCCTCGCTTGGCCGCCATTCTGCAAAGATTCTTTGGTAGTTCCTGTTCCTTGTTATACTCTAGTAGATGCACAGAACCTCCTTTAATGGCAAGACGAGCTAGTTTCTTGTTTGGTTGCAGGTTGACAAGTTCTGTTCTCTCATCTGCACACAAGGCGTCCAAGAAAGAAAGTAAAGATGCTTTGGGTGCTAATATCCTAAACTCGGAACAAACCTGGGCGTGAAAGTAATTATAACCTCCAGAGTAAGAAAAGATACTAGGTAGAATAGAATTCATGCTTGAGTGAAAGCGCAGATTAATAATCCATCCTTGGATTATTAATTTCCATCGAGACCCTGTTCTGTTAACCATCTGGTAACTCTTAGACGCCCAGCTTCTTTAGCTCTTTGGTAAGTATTTACATCCCAAGGGCAACCCCATGAACGTGCCCATTTTAAAATCTCTAGGTGACCTTTGCTGGCAGCTCTAGTACAAGTGTCTTCGTTCCAAGGACAACCATTAGCGCGAGCCCATTGTAAAATCTCCAAATTACCATCCTGTGCTGCAAAGGCGCAAGTTTCTTCATCCCAGGGACAACCATTCTCCCTTAGCCATTTTAAAAATTCTAGATTCCTAGCCTGTACGGCATGGACACAAATCCACTCATCCCAAGGACAATGGTTCTCCTTCAACCAAAGCAGATATTTAAAACCTCCACTGAACAAGGCAGCATTAAACGCGTTCTTTGTTAGAGGAAGGACGTTCTTCTTTACTAACCATTCCAAGATGTGAAAATGGTCTCCCTTAATGGCAAAAGAAAACACAAGTTCATCGCAAGGGTAGTCGTTTTCTACCAACCATTGTAAGACATGTAAATGGCCACCCTTGACCGCTTCATAACATAAATTTACTCCCCAATGATAGACACCTAGAGATTCAGACCATTTAAGAATCTCTAGGTGTCCATAGCGGGCAGCTTCCACACTAGCATACTCATCCAACTTGTCTTTACACTCCATTACTAGATGTAACAAACCTTCTCTCAGGGCTTGTTCGGCCATCTTCCTCTTTGGTTGAAGGCCTGTAGGTTTCTTCTTGTCTCTACATAAAACGTCCAGATAGGCTAAAGCAGATACTTTGGGTGCCAGAAACCTAAATTGGGAACAAACCCAACCATGAGGGTAATTGTAACCTCCAGAGAAAGAAAAGATAGTTCTGTAGACGTTATCCATAACCCAGGTAAAGGCGCAAATTAGTAATCCATAGTAGATTACTAATTTTTACAAGGTTATGTTTTAACCTCCCTGACTCAGAAAAGACCGTTCTCTACACACCACTCATAAACTTCATAGTTACTATAGGCAAAGTGTTTGGTCCAGTAACCCCAGGGACAACCATTCTCTTTCAACCACTGGAGAATCTTTATATGTCCTCCTTTGGCAGCGAAAGAAAAAGTAGATTCACCCCAAGGACAACCCTGTTCCCTTAGCCATTGCAAAATCTCCAGATGGCCTGCTTGTGCAGCCATTTCACAAGCTTCTTCATTCCAAGGACAACCTTGGGAACGAGCCCACTTTAGAATCTCTAGATGACCAGCATAGGCTGCTCTGGAGAAATTGTTTGTATTCCAATTATAACCCTGTTCCCTTAGAAACTGCAGAACCTCTAGTTGTCCGTACAAAAAGGGAAAATGGCATATCTCTTTTCTACATTCACAACCATTAGCCAAAACCCATTTCAGAACCTCCAAATGGCCTTTCATCGCGGCTCCTTCACAAGTCTCAGAACTCCAAGGACAATCATGTTCCCTCAGCCACTGCAGAACCTCTAGATGACCACCTTGGGCAGCCATGAAGCAAGTCCGTTCATCAAACACAAAGCCATTATCCTTCAACCAGACGAGAAGAGCAAGACAACCTTTATTGGCTGCCAACTCGCTAATGTTTTGCACTTCATCAGAATCGTGAAGAGATTTCTGGTTCTCCTTTACTAGCCCCTCAAACAGCTTCTTACTCTCATCCAAGGAAAACATCTTGTCTTGCTTGCAAAGTAGGTCCAAATCGTGAATAGAAAGCTGTACGGTCTCCATGAGTATTGGCGCTGATGAAGAATCACAAGCACGTGTTAATTTAGTAATCCATGATTACTAAATTACTTTTTCTCTCTAGGAACCCAAAAGCAAAGAATACTCGTTCCTTCCTCTGGGTGCGAATCCTTCCAGATGGATCAAACCACCCATGAGGTCAGAGCGTAGAACTCTTTCTCCTGCCTGTATTCTCTCTTTGTACTCGTCAAGCTCTCCTGCCGCTTCAGGGTCTTGTGTCTCGATATAGTTTATATATGCTAGGTTTACAGGTTGTCTATAGTAAACGTGAATACGACGCAAAAGCTGTGTAGCTTTGATCGTCTCTTCAGGAACGGGAATCTCACCCAAATCCTGAGAATCAAACCTCCATAGAGGCACACGAAGGGTAAAACCTCCCTTGAGTAGAACTCCGTTATACCTTTGATACTCTTGACCAAAGATGTTACCCTCTGCAAAAATGGCACCCTCCAGTTCAAGTTCTTCTGGTTGCATTTTCAAGGAAGGATAATAATTAATTATATTCAGAGGATTTCAAGAACCTATGTCTAGATTATAATACCTCCGAGAAGGAAAATTAGTAATCCTTGGATTACTAATTTTTACAGTTGTGGACTTTAGGAACTGAGAAGAAGTTTGTAGTCACCTTGCACGTCAGGTTCGATACCTTCCATAAACATCAACCCACCCACAAGGTTTCTGATGATAACTCTCTTCCCTTGCAGTAGTCGTTTTCTATGCTCATCCAACTCGCCTTGGGCTGTAGGATCTCTTCTCTCAATGTCATCAAGGAAAGCAAGCGAGACAGGTTGTTTATAATAGTTTTCTATACGAGAGAGTAGTTCAGAGGCCTCAATGGTGTACTCAGGAATCTCAATCTCACCCAGGCTCAACAGATCATACCTCCAGAGAGGAACAAACAAGCTGAAGCCGCCTTCAACCCAGACGTTCTTAAACCTCCTAAACTTGGTATCGTGAATGGTTCCCTTGAGCTCAAGTTCTTCAGGCTGCATGACTGATAGTTATGGCCGGAATAAAAACTCTCTTAGTATGTAACATGGGCAAGAGGAGTCAAGGGCTGAGAAAGATCTATCCTCTTTCCTTCCTTAACACCGTTTCTTTCTAACAGAGACCTAACTTCAGGCAACTCAATGGTGAAGATGTCAGAGATGTAAACTCCAGGCTTGAGCACCTTTCTCTCTTCCATGTAAAGCAAAGACTCGTACAAACCCTTATCATCTCCAGTGTTAAAATAGTAACAAGCCAGGCAAGATAAAATAACATCTATCTTTATATCATCTCCAAACTTTGTACCAACTCTGGCTGCCAGTTGCACATGGTTGCTGCGAAAGAGGTTTCTAAGAACGCTTCTCACACCAAAGATGGAAAGGTCATCTTTCTTAACTTCTTGCAAAAACTTTTCTAAGATTTCCTTTTCTTGTGACTTTGAGTAGATGGCAAACCAAAACTCTACATCTTCCTTCAAACACACATTCTCTACAAAACAGAGTTTTGCCTCATCCTCATGTACAGAGTATTTTCCTGCCTGTAGACGGTAAAAATCTTGGTTGTTATGTATGATGCAGGTTTGTATATAATCTACCATATACTGTACCGAACGGTCAGCACCGGGTTCTACCTTGGCTATAGACTTCTCCCTTTCGCTAATCTCTTTTTCAAACAGAGAAGCCAGGTAGTTAAACATGGGTCGATTAAAGAATATCTTGTCCTCTTCCAGGCTATTATAATACAACCTTCCCAAGAGACGAGGATGATCAGAGACCAACTGCTCAAGAATGTCCTTTCTTTGCTTATGAATGGCAAAGAGAGCCTGCTGCCTGGGACCGTAAAATTTGGAGATGGTTCTTATGTAAGAACGAGCAGAAGGAGTTACCGAACACCTGACATAGGAACCAGTCAAGAGGCAAGTGCGGTAGGCAATTTCTGCATACTTTCTTCTGTTGTGATAAGGAAGGAAAGAGTAATGGTCCCAGTCCTTAACGAGAGAACGCCACATGCCTTCAGTAAACAAATCTGTAAATAGAAGAGACATCTTTAGCACATCTCTAGGTTGCATCTCCCTAACAACCACGACAAGAAGCTCTTGAGAAAGCAACATTATTAATGTTCCTCAACATTAATAATCCTTACCTTTAGTCTATCCTGTTCTTCTTTACCCAGGATAAGGCTCTATTCCCACCTATATAGGCAGCATGGTAGAAAGAACCACTTTTTCCTTGGTGTGAACAACCATTGTCTTTTAACCATTGTAAAACGTATACACGATCAGCACGTGCCGCTTCATAAAAAGCAGTGATGTCCCAAGGACAACCCTCACTTCTCAACCACTGCATCATCTCTAGGTTTCCTCTTCCAGCAGCCAACGCAAAGGTTCTCTTATCATTGGAAATGGACTTACACCAACCGGTAGCCTTTGCCCACTTAAGAATCTCTAGATGATCATGAGATACAAGAGTAGAGCAAATCTTTTCATTCCACTCTTGTCCTTGCTCTCTCAAGGTATTGATGATGTCCAAATTGCCACCTCTCGCTGCAGAGATGATAATATCTTTTCCTAATTCACAACCAGAGTGCACTGCCCATCTAAACATCTCATGATATCCTTTATTGGCTGCATTTCTACAAACGTCCTTGCCCCAAGGACAACCTTCCTTCCTTAGCCATTGCAGTGTTTCTAGATGACCTCCCTTGGCTGCATGAGCACAAACCTTTCCTGACCAACGTGTGTTGTTATCTCTTAACCATTGCAAGATTTTTACATTGCCTTTACCTGCAGCCAAGCACATGGCCAGGTGATTCTTAGGACAACCCTGCTCCAGTAACCATTTCAAGGTTTCTATATTACCTATCTCAGCAGCAAAAGCAAAAGTTTTTGTATTCCAGGCAAGACCTTGTTCTCTGCACCACTCAAGCACCTCTATGTTGTCACTCTTTCCCGCATAGGCTGAAGTTTTATCATCTATGGGACAATGTTGCGACACACAGAATTTAAGAATCTCTAGATGACCAGAAGAAGCAGCAAAAGCAGGCGTCCATTCATCCCAGAAACAACCTTGCTCTCTTAACCATTGTAAAACCTCCAAGTGACCTGCTTTAGCAGCATGAGCACAGATCTTGGTATCCCAAAGGTCTCTTGTGTAGACATGTTCAGAGTTGTTTTCTCTTAACCATTGTATGATGTTTTTGTCCCCTACCTCACCAGCCAGAGAAAACACACCTTCATGCAATCTGTAACCTTGAGCCTTGCTCCATTGTAAAACCTCTAGCCTAGAAAACTTGATGGCAGGAAGATAAGGATCTTTGGGTAAGTAGTCATGAACCTGAGAGAGAAGGGATAAAAGACCCTCTTCTGCAGCCTTGATGGCTATTTCTGTGCAATGAGGACCAAGTTTTATTTTCTTACCTTGCCTGCAAAGCATGTCCATGTAAGCAGCTGGGCTAATATATTTTATTCTTTGTCTAAACTCGGAACATACCCGACGATGATGAAAACCATCTTCAGAGAAGGAGAAGATGGTCTCGTAAACAACGTCCATCTCCTAAGTACGGGCAGCAATTAATAATCACCCTTGCGATTATTAATTGTGTATAGAAGGATCTTCTTCCTATTTTTGTGTAATGCACCGGGTAGCAAAAGATATTCTAGCTACTGCAATATCCCTGATAGCATAAGAAAAAGTCTTCTCATCCCAGGGACAACCATTAACCGCCAACCAGACCAAAATCCCCAGACAGCCAGAATTGGCAGCTGCTGTACAAGCCCACTTATCCCAAGGACAAGCATTAGCTTTCAACCATTTCAAGACCTCTAGATTACCGACACGGGCGGCTTCTCTAAAAGTGCTTTCGTTCCATGGGCAGCCATTGGCACGAGCCCATTGAAGTAACTCTAGATGGCCGTTACCTGCAGCAATACTACATATACTTTCATCCCAATGGTAACCGTTAGCCCTTAGGTATTGCAGGGCTGGCAGATCACCGCTTCTTGCCGCCAAATAACACAACTTCTCTTTATCACAGTAATAATAACCGTTAGTGACGGCCCATTGGAGCATTTCCATATTTCCAGTTTCCAAGGAAGCTTCATAGACGGAATAATCGATATACTTTTTACACGCCTGAAGAAGAGAAAACAGATTTCTTTCCAAGGCAACTTGCATCAACCTACGTGAAGGTTTAAAATTCTTTGGTGTCTTGTCATCAGCTATAAGTTGATTTAGGTAGGAACTAGGTTTGGTTCTAGGCACTATGAACCTGAATCTTCTACAAACTTGTCCATTAAGAAAGTTGTAACCTCCAGAGAAAGAGAAGATGGTCCTATAAACGACGTCCATCCTCAAGTACGAGCAGAAATTAATAATCACCCTTGCGATTATTAATTTTACATATCGGGTCTTTCTATCCCTATCTCTTCCAACCATTGTATAATATGTTTATGTTTCTTAATGGATGCATCTCTGTAGGCATTTACATCTATAGGATATCCTTGCTCAACACACCATTTCAAGACATCTAGTTGACCAAAGCAAGCCGCAATGCGACAATTATTTCCATCTACAGGGCAGTCTTGTTCTTTACACCATTGTAAAATATCTAGATGCCCTCCTGCTACAGCAGAAAGAAAAGTATAAGCACTCCAAGGGCAGTTGTTGTCTTTCAACCACTGAAGTACCTTGAGATGCCCATTGTAGGCAGCCTCAGAACAAACTTTGTAATCCCAAGGATACCTTTGCACACGCGCCCATTTTAGAATATGCAAGTAACCTTTCCCTGCTGCCTTTTCGCATATATCTTCCGGAACAAAGTCGTTACAAGATTCCAAGAGTGACAACAAACCTCTATCCAGGGCTGCATCTGCTAATTCACTCGTAGGAGTAAAGTTTTCTGGTTTGTAACCATCATGAATAGCCTGGTTTAAATATTCTAAACTATCTACCTTGGGTGCTAATTCTCTAAACTCTCTACAAACTTGCCTGTTTGTAAAGTTGTAATCTCCAGAGAAGGAGAAGATAGTTTCTAAAACAACCTCCATGCGCTAATTAACCTCACTCAACCATCTCTCAATGTCTTTGTGCTGGTAAACCTTTGCCCGCTTCAGACATCTCTTTTTATCTAGATAACATCCATTAGCCGCGGCCCATTGAAGTACCTCTAGATGACCTCCTTTGACAGCATTACCACAAGTTTCTTCACTCCAGAAACAACCATTAGCACGAGCCCATTGTAATACCTCTAGATGACCTTTGAGGGCAGCATAGGAACAAGTGTTTTCATTCCAAGGACAACCTTCTTCTCTCAACCACTGTAAAACCTCTAGATGGCCTTCAAGGGCAGCAAAAGAGCAAGTGTATTCGTTCCAGGGACAACCTTCAGCCCTCAGATATTTTACGATTTCTAGATGACCTTTGGACGCAGCTGAGGAAATAACTTGTTCATCTGCTTTACAACCATTCTCCTTGCACCATTGTAGTATTTCTAAACGACCAGCCTTGGCCGCACAACAGAGGACCCAGTTGTTTAAAACGCAACCTTTAGAAACTGCCCACTGTAGTATTTCTAGGTTGCCACTTTCTGCAGCGTTGCTACAAGTGTAGTAACCCCAAGCAAAATTATTGGTCCTGGCCCATTTCAACGATTCTAGGTTGCTCTGTGCACAAAGTTCACACAGGTTTTCGGGTAGACGGTCCTTGAATCTTTGCAGGATGTCCACTAAACCTCTCTGTATGGCCAGTTTTATTATCTTCTTTACAGGATTGAAATTTACAGGTCTCCTTTTGTCTTGAATGAGTTGACCTAGGTAACTCAGCTCATCAACTCTACTTATCATATATCTAAACTCGGAGCATACTTGTTGGTTAAGGTAATTATAACCTTCAGAGAAGGAGAAGATGATCCTATAGACAATGTTCATCCTCAAGTACGAGCAGCAATTAATAATCACCCTTGCGATTATTAATTCCGTGTTTCCAACCACTCTACTATTTCTTCATACCCTTGACTATCTGCTATATAATAGGTATCTTCATGCATTGGACAACCGTTGGAGATGGCCCATTGCAGAATTTCAAGGTTGCCTGTTCTTGCAGCATGGTAACATACATCTTCATCCCAGGGACATCCATTCTCTCTAGCCCATCGCAAGATGTGTAGATCTCCATGATAGGCAGCAGCAACACATACATCCTCATCCCAAGAACAGCCCTTCTCTTTCAACCATTGTAAAAGTTTTACGTCACCAGAACTTACGGCCTGGCTAAAAATAAACGGATGCAAAGAACAACCATTCTCCAAAAGCCAAGCTAGTACCTCTTGGTTTCCTCTTGCTGCTGCACTAGTGCAGTGAGATAGGTCCATCTTGTAATCTTGTTCTTTACACCAACACAAGAGTTTTAGATTACCTTCTTGTATGGCTTGCATACAGATGTTCTTAGGAATGTATTCTTTACACGCTTGTAGGACATAGAACAGGTTTCTTTCTATTGCCACCTTGACCAACCTAGGTTGTGCCTTTATTTCTATTCTACCATCTTGCAAGAGCTGGTTTAGGTAATCATAACAGTCCGTTCTGGGTGCCAATACTCTAAACTTTCTACAAACCTGAAGATTTAGAAAGTTGTAACCTTCAGAGAAAGAGAAGATGGTCCTGTAAACGATATCCATTAATATTCACCCGTGAATATTAATTTGTATCTCGGTTTCAACCTTTACCAAACATGGAACCGGTTCTTGAGGTTATCTTCTCTTTCTCTGAAGGTTACAACTTTCGTAATCGTCAAGTGTGCTCAGAGTTTAGACAGATGATACCCAAGGTTGAAGATGTAGTTTATCTAGATTGTGTATGTAGAGATAGTAAACCCGCACTAAAGTACAACAGAGAGTTACTCTACAAGGCTCTAACCTTTGGTTGCATAAACGTCTTTAGATGTGCTGCTGCTGTGCCATCTGATGTGTGTAAACATGCCGCCCTTCATGGACAGATAGAGATATTACAATGGGCTCATGAGAAAGAGTTTTACTGGAACGAAGACACTTGTTCTTTTGCTGCCCGAGGTGGTCATCTAGAGATACTAAAGTGGTGTAGAGAACAAGGTTGTAGATGGGATGAAGAAACTTGTTTTATGGCTGCTCGTTTTAGGCACTTGGATGTTTTAGAATGGGCTTTGGACAATAGTTGTCCTTGCGATGAAAGAGTTTGTATGTATGCTGCGCGTGGTGGACATCTAGATGTTCTTATCTGGTGTATAGAAAGAGGTTATATACCAGACGAAAGGGTGTTTGACGCTGCAGTTGAGGAAGACCATATGGAAATTGCAGACTGGCTTTTTATACGTGGCTATAGATGTACATCAGGATACGCTTGTTGTTACTATTGCTTCTTTTCTTGTCTAACCTGGACTGGATTAGTATAATTAGTTACACCTAACTAATTATACTTTACAAAACTCTTGTGTATCTGTTAATTTGTACCCCCATTCTAACCTTTACCAAACATGGAACCTGTTCTTGAGGTTATCTTCTCCTTGTCCGAAGATTATAATTACCTTAACCAACAAGTGTGCTCAGAGTTTAGACAGATGATACCCAAGGTGTTACCCAGTTCTTACCTGAACCAACTTATTAAAGACGACAAGACACCAGAAAAATTTAGACCTTGTCAAAGGTTGCTAGACATTGCTCTGGAAAGAGACCTAGTTTATCTTCTTCAGGCCTGCAAAGATTATATTCCTGATAACATTTGCAAGCTCTCTATTAAGAAGAAAAGTATAAAAGTCTTGAAATGGGCGCTAGACAAAGGCTATCTTAGGAGTGCACGTCTGTTTCGCATTGCCATCAAACACGGAAATTTTAAGGCTTTGTTAGACCTAAAGATCGGTGGATGTGAATGGGATAGTTGGGTGTGTTCCAGAGCTGCAAAAGAAGGCTATCTTAGAATATTAAAATGGCTCAGAGAGAATGGTTGGTTTCATCGCAAAACGATGAAATTCTTTACAAAGCGTAGCTTTGTAAAGAACCTCTTGGGACAAGTGGAATTGTATCTATGCTGCGCGTTATGGTCATCTAGAAATTTTACAATGGGCTAGAGCCAATGGTTGGTTTCACGTAGTGAAATTTTACGTAAAGCGACGCTTTACGTAAAATCTTTTGGGATGAGAGCACTTGTGAAGCTGCTGCCAAGGGAGGTCATCTAGAGGTTCTCCAATGGGCACGAGCTAATGGTGGTTTTATCACGAGGCGATAAAATTCTTTACAAAGCTACGCTTTGTAAAGAACCTCTTGGAATGGATGGGTACTTGAAAAAGCACTACATAACTCTAACTATGATGTTTTGCAATGGGCACAGGAGAATGGTTGTCCCAAAAGGTTGAGAAATTAGTCGCGATGCAATATAATTAACTCTCTGGGTTAATTATATTTTAACAACACCTTCTCTCTGGAACGCACTGTGGTTGAGGTTGGGCAGTTAGAAGCCAGGTGGATTCAAACTCGAAAACATCGTTGAGAACGATAAAAGTAGTACCTACGATGGTGCGAGCAGGAGGATTATTACCGTAAACTCCTGCTTGGATAGCGTTGGCAGTATCGCGGACGTAATTAAACCTTTGTTCAAAGTCTAGCCCTTGTGTGGCCGGATCTTGATCCATGATGGGAGCGTTAGGATTAACATAGAGAACAAAACGCAGAGCGTCCTTGATATCTCCTCCATAATATCTAACTACGGCAAAGGCTTGAGCATAAGCATTTTGTACACGAGCGGCTACGCTAGGTGGCAACTGGCCGTCAGGGTTGAAACCTTGCAAACCACCAATGTAAAGAACATGATTAGCAGTGTCTATAGAAGCAATGCCGTAAGCGATGGAAGGAAAGGGAGGAGGCACTATGGGAGGAGAACCTACGGGGTTCTGTCTAAGAACTTCTGGTTTGAAACACTCTATCTTACACTTTCCTTTACCCATTATCGGTCTGTACTAATTGTTTTATTAGTAAAGATTAGTTTATTTTACACAAGAGACCTTTCTGTCTAGAGCGTGGTCTTCTCTTCAAACTTGTAACGCAGGTTAATACCGGCTCCAGAGAGAAGAGACTTGAGCCAGACAGATGCATAAGGGATACTGGCTCGACCAAACTTGGCCTTATCCTCACACTGTCTACAGATGGGGTTATCATACATGTCTGAGGCGATGGCAATAGAACCGCAAGTGGTACAAAAGATGGCCTCATACGCATCACTGCGGTACATGAAGCTGTCCACAAGCGAGTCAGAGGCACCGTGAGAAAGCATGGCATTCTTTTCCATGTTACCAATACGCAGAGCACCTCCCTTGCTTCTGCCACCTACCGGCTGATGAGAGACGGCCTGGTAAAGAGCAGAAGATCTAATCTGCATCTTACCCTTGACTAGATGTCTGAGCATCATGTAATAGCAAGGACCAATAAAGATTTCACACTCCAAAGCCTTGCCTGTGGTGCCACTGGTAAGCCTCTCTGTACCTCTTCTCTCATAGCCATACTGGGGCAGGGCCTGCTCGAAAGCCTCAATGTTAAAGTTGTTGAAAGCGGTAGCATTAACCCTCTCTCCTCGCAAGGCTCCCACCTTGGAGGCTACAATCTCCATGAGCTTACCAATAGTCATACGAGAGGGAATGGAGAGAGGGTTGATGATGATGTCAGGCACCATGCCGTCAGCGGTAAAGGGCATATCTTCGGGAGGAACGATGAGACCAATGGTTCCCTTTTGCGCATAGCGAGAAGCAAACTTGTCGCCAATGACTGGGTCAGAAGAGAGGCGAACCTCCCTAATCTTAACCTTGACAATCTTTAGTCCCTCCTCGTTTCTGTCTATGAGAACTCTCTCCACCACACCTCTCTCTCCAATGCCTAGTCTGACATTCTCCACATCTACCTTGCCTGTAACTGTGTTTCTTCTACTCTTGGAGATGAGAACGTCTCCTGCTTCCACTGCTCTACCAATCTCGGCCACACCATTCTCTCCCAGAGCGTGGTACACATCTCTTCTACCCGAAGGCTTATCTATCTTGGGTCGCATAAAGGTCTCCACCACATCTCTCTCCTTCTTGTTCTCTACTGCACCATAACTGGTATAGATGATGTAAGAAAAGAGACCTCTCTCGATACTAGCCTTGTTAAAGACAAAGGCATCTTCTTGGTTGAAACCAAAGTAAGGAGCCAAGGCTACGATGACAGTATCTCCTGCAGGCAGGTCATTCAAGCCCAACCACTCATTAGTTTGTGTTTGGAAGATGGGAGGAGTGGGCGTAGCCAACATCTTTATGGTAGAGTCAAAGCGCAAGTTATGCCCACTATGGTAAATACCTAGAGCCTGCTTCATCATGGAACAAGTGTACATGTTACGAGGACCCATGTTGTTTCCTGGCAAGGGAACGAGGGAAGCAGCGATGGAGAGAAGAGAGTTGGGGTCCATCTCCACATGAGTAAAGGGCTTCTCTTGCTCAATGGCCCTCTCCAGGGCATTCTCGGCCAAAGAGAGTTCGTTCTTGGCCTGGTCTAGAGTGTTCTGGTAAAGTTCATAGACGTCCTCATCCACCATGTTGGACAGGTTAATGGCAATCTCCATATCATCTATAATCCTCTTTGTAGGCAAGACCTGCCTTAGGCTTGAAGCAGAACTGGAAGAGGCCTCTAGTCTTCTGACCAAAGAACGAGCCTCTTCCACCTTTTTCATGATAGAGTCAAGACGGTCTCTCCTCTTTCTCAGATCATCCAAAGACTGTGCAATGTAGAGATGCTCTTGCTCCATGGCATCGATAAACTCAACCGCTCCTTCTTCCAAGAGAGTTTGAAAGTCTGCTCCTTGCAACTTTTTAGTTTCGTACACGGTAAAGTCTGGTTTGTCATCATCTATTACCAAAAGAGGACGGGCCAAACGAGAAGAGTCAGTGCTAATGTAGAGCACGTTATCATAGTGCAAGGCTACAGAAGTAAACTGGGGCACGGTTCTCTTTCTTCTCATATCAATGATAATCTTTCTAACCTTTTCTCCCAAGCCCCAACCGATAAACTTGCCATTGCACACCACTCCATTGGGCGTTTCTTCAGAGTAGGTCACATTAAGGAAAGGTAGAACTTGTTGGATGATGAGCTTATCATCATCTGCAGGAGTAGACTGTGCGCCAATAGCCTTGTGTTTGATGAGACCAACTGCTCTACCTTCAGGAGTTTCTATAGCATCGATAAAGCCAAGTTGTGTCATCTGAACCATACGAATGTGTGGTTGTTTGGCTTCCCTTCGCGTGGGCGTATTAATCTTTATCAGCTGAGACAGGGTGCTGAGAACAGACTCTCTGTTCAGAGTATCGGTAATATTATTCTTGGCATAAGAACCCTTGATACCCCAACTTCCGGGTGTAAAGGTGTCAACCAAAGCCTCGGTGATGATGTTAAACTTTAGAAACTTGCTAACCATGGCTAGTACATCTCCTCTAATGGCACCTTTACTATTCTTGGTCGTCTCCTCGATAGAGGCTTCTGCATTGGTAATGGTCTTGTTCCAAAGAGAACCAAAGAGTTGTTGCAGGGAGACGCCTGCAGACTCAAACCTCTTGTTGGAAACACTGTCTCTATCATCTACTCCACGCAAGCCAGCAATATACATGGCATACTGTGCAGTCATGAGCGCCAGCATGAAAAGTTTGTTGGTAACATCTGTCGTCTGAGGAAAGAGGTCATCGGTTAGAGCCTGAGCTAGTTCCACATCAGAGATCTCTCTGGGGTTGAGGGTTCTCAGGTACTCATAAGAATTGCCAATACCTGCCACCTCAATCAAACTAGACTGCAAAAGGGCCTGAATCTTCTTTCTGTGCTTCTCAGGAGTGAAGGTTAGTACAAACCAAGTTATGATTTGCAAGACGTCAGTACCTTCACTCAAAAGACCGTGATAGTTGAGCAGGATGCGGAAAGCTAAAAAGACAGGCATGGTCTTCTCCTTGCCTAAAAAGTGTAAAGCTAGACGGATGGCCTTGTTGTCACCTCTAACTAGATCGATGAGAGAAGTGCCCTTGGACGTGTAACTGGTAAACCTGCATACTACTCCCTTCTTCTTGGTGTTGAAGATGAGATAGCGATTAAGACGCAGCTTCTCTTGAAAGAAGATTATCTTCTCTGTACCCTTGATAATAAAGTAACCTAGAGGGTCTTGAGGACACTCTCCAATCTCCATCTTTTCTTCATCCGTCAGACCATAGAGGTGGCAGAGAACAGAACCAAGCATGACTGGAACCTTACCAATAAAGACCGGCTTCTCATGTCGGGCCACCTCTTGTCCATTGCGAACCAAAACTAGTTCTGCATAAAAAGGAGAAGAGTAAGTTAGGTTCCTTTGCCTAGCCGTAATGGGAAGAAGAGGCACCTTCTCGTTAGAGGCTTCAATGGATGGCTTATCGGCAAAAGGGTTAAGAAAGTAAACCAGGTAGCCATCAGCCAAACGCAAAGGACGAGCCCTTAGTTGCTCAGGCAACTCCTTGATGATAAAGTTGTTATAGTTGGTGATGATGTCTCCCGTAAAACCAGAGTAAGTAATGTATGACTTTAACAACTCTCCATTCTCAGATATGCGAATGCCACCGGGCAAATGGCTATTAAATTCATCCAAGGTTTCTGTAACCTTCTTTAAAGGAGGCACAAAAGGAGAGTTCATGATGACGCTATCCATTTAATAGGCCTTGCAAAAAATCATTACAACCCGCAAGACTTTTAAGTAAATTTATCAAATTACATTTGTTCCTGAACAAATGTAACTTTTCACCTCAGGTTTCAAGGTGATAAACCAAACCATTATCTCTCATCCATTGTACCACCTCCACCTGTTTGTGTTGCATGGCTGACAGAAGAGTCCACTTGTTCCAAGGACAACCCTCGGATCTGGCCCACTGAAGAACTTCTAGATGACCTCCAGAGGCAGCACAACCACAAGTATACTCATCCCAAGGACAACCATTAGCTCTTAGCCATTGTAAAACCTCTAGATGGCCCTTGGAGGAGGCATGACTACAACTAGTTTCATCCCAATCACAACCCTGTGAGCGAGCCCACTTAAGAACCTCTAGATGACCTCCTTGAGCAGCATAGGCGCAAGTCCACTGGTTCCAAGGACAACCCTGTGAGCGAGCCCACTGAAGAACCTCCAGATGACCTTTCCTTGCCGCACTAGAACAAGTTGCTTCATTCCAAGGACAACCTTGCGATTTCATCCACTGTAGAGTCTCTAGATTACCAAAAGATGCTGCGGCAGAACAAGTATCCTCATCCCAAGGACATCCATTAGCTCTAGCCCAACGTAAAAGTTGCTCATGACCAGAAAAGGCAGCGTTAGTACAGGTCCATTCGTTCCAAATAAAACCATTCTCTCTAGCCCAGTGCAAGACTTGTACATGACCTTTATTAGCAACCCTCATACAAATGTGTTCACAGACACTCTCTTTACACCAAGATAGAATATGCACATAACCAAGATCGATGGCCTGATCTGCCAGTTTCTTATCTTTCCTTACACCAGGAGGAACATTACCATCTCTACACAGATCGTCCAAATATAAAAATGGGCTAACCTCGGGTATCATCTCTCTAAACTCGGAACACACTTGGCGATGAGGAAAGTTATAACCTCCAGAAAAGTTAAAGATGTGTGCATAGACAGGATACATATTATTAATCGTAGGATTAATAATATTTAGCAAAGTGTGCAAGTTGGATCAGATAGTATTTTAGTTTATCCTCATACAGTTCTAAGATTAGTTCTTCTACACATTGGTTAACCTTGAAATAGTAGCCATGAGTTCCCATATAACCAAACTGCCCTTCTCTAGACCTGTGTCTATGAAAGAGAGATTCTTAAAACTCTGCTCAGACATGTATGGTTAGTTCTTCTTTGCTTTATCAGAGTAGCATAATAGTGTCCTGAAGCAAGGGTTGGTTGTCTTTCTCTTCCATCTATATCAAGGGACGTGTATATATCATCTCCTCCGCAACCCACTCTATTACTATTTTGTTTCTTCTTTCTTGGGCAGCCTGTAAACATTCGTTTCTGTCGTAGGGACAACCATTATCCTTGAGCCATTGCAAAGTAGCAATCTTAGAATGAAGAACGGCCTCTGTAAAGGTTTTCTTGCTCCAAGGGCAACCATTCTCTTTCAACCACTCAAGTATACCCAGTCTATCTCTTTCCACGGCTTCGTTGAATGTTCTCTCATCCCAAGGATAGTTGCTAGCGTGAATCCACTTTAGCATTTCTAGGTTGCCGCAGAAAGCTGCTGTAGAGCTTGCTTCTCTGTTCCAAGGACAGCCATTTTCTAAAGCCCATTTTAGCATTTCTAGGTTACGATTTCTTCCCATAGCAGAAAACATACACACGACTTCGTTCCAAGGACAACCTTGAGAACGAGCCCACTTTAGCATCTCCAGATCATCGTGACGGGCAATCTCCTGACAAACTTTTACAGTACAAGGACAGCCATTCTCCTTGGCCCATTTTAAAGTTTTGTTATGACCTCCCATAGCGGCCCAATCACATGTTCTTTCATCCCAAGGACATCCATTAGCTCTGGCCCATTGAAGAAGCTCTAGATGACCGGCCTCTGCGGCAGTAGCGCAAGTATCTGTGTTCCAAGGACATCCATTAGCTCTTAGCCATTGGAGAACTTCCAAATGACCTCCTCTAGCAGAACTGGCACAAGTCCATTCATTCCAAGGACAACCCTGAGATCTTAGCCACTTTATTATCTCTAGATGACCTTCCAAGGCAGCCAAAGAACAACACAAACTCTCCCATTCATGTCCATTAGCTCTGAGCCACTGCAAAAGCTCGAGGTTTGCATTCTTTGCAGCAAACTGTATTAGTTCCTTATCAATCGTTCCCTTACTTTGGCACCAAGACAGGACATGAAAGAGATTTTTCTCTGCTGCCTTTCGTGAAAGCTTGCTGCTAGGAACAGCAGGAGGTATCTTATCATCTCTGATAAGATCATCAAGGTAAAGCAGAGGACTAACCTTGGGTATCATCTCTCTAAACTCCTTACACACTTGACCATTAAGAAAGTTATAACCTCTGCAGAAGGAGAAGATAACGGGATAGACGGGATACATATTATTAACCTTGCGATTAATATACCAGATTTTGCCTCCCCCAACTCCATACCTGTGAAAAATCCTTGAAACTTCCAAAGGGGTGGGCTAGAGTGTTCCTACCCATAGAAAGATTTAATCTGGCTTCTGGTAAAAGTTCTTAGTTTAAATTGGCTGTTTGGGATATATTTAGAAAGATAGAGAACTTCTTGAACCCACAGAATTATCTCTGCGTCTCTTCTTTTATGGGCGGCCTGTAAACATTCGTTTCTGTCGTAGGGACAACCATTATCCTTGAGCCATTTCAAGATATGAATTTCGGAATGGGTGATGGCATTAGTAAAAGTTTTGGCATTCCATGGACAACCGTTACTTTTTAACCATTCAAGTAATTCTAATTTGTCTGAGGCTACGGCTTCGTTGAACGTAGTTTCATCTAAAGGATAGTTATTAGCATGAATCCACTTTAGCATCTCCAAGTTACCACAAAAAGCTGCCATAGAGCTCGCTTTTTTATTCCAAGGACATCCGTTTTCTAAAGCCCATTTTAGCATTTCTAGGTTACGATTTCTTCCCATAGCGGCGTTCACGGTCACATAATTATCCCAAGGACATCCATTAGCACGAGCCCACTTTAGCATTTCTAGATCTCCACGACGGGCAATCTCCTGACAGACTTTTACAGTACAAGGACAGCCATTCTCTCTAGCCCATTTTAAAATTTTATATTGTCCTCCACTAACAGTAGCATCACAAGTATCCGTATTCCAAGGACAACCGTTAGCTCTGGCCCATTGGAGAACCTCTAGATGACCACCTTGCGCAGCACGAGAACAAGTATCTGTGTTCCAAGGACATCCATTAGCTCTTAACCACTGTAAAACTTCTAGATGACCACCTTGGGCAGCACTAGAACAGGTCCATTCATTCCAAGGACAACCCTGAGATCTTAGCCATTGCAATACTCCTAGATAGCCTCTCAAGGCAGCCAAAGAACAAGACAAACTGTCCCATTCATGTCCATTAGCTCTGGCCCATTGTAAAAGTTTAAGGTTTCCTCGCTCTGCGGCAAACCTGCACACTTCCTTATCAACCGTTCCTTTACTTTGGCACCAAGACAAGATATGAAAATAGTTCCCCTTGGCCGCCTTTTGTGCAAGTTTTCTACTGGGCCTAACCAAGGGCATCTTATCATCTCTGATGAGGTCATCAAGGTAAAGAAGAGGATTAACCTCGGGTATCATGTGTCTAAATTCGAAACATACCTGTCGATGAGGAAAGTTATAACCTCCGGAGAGGGAAAAGATAACAGCGTAAACACCATCCATATTATTAATCTTGCGATTAATAATATTCACATGAACAAACAGGCCTCGCTGTCAGTCAAGACAGGTTCCTTACCGTTGAGAAACAATCCTTTCCCCTTAATATGCAAGTGTAGTTCATCTACACACTCTCTAACCTGAAAAGCGTAACCTTGTATCCTCAAACAACCAGTGCAAACAACCACATCCCATATCAGATCTCCTTTCCGTAAACCGGTATCCACAGAAAGACCATTCTTAATAGGAACATCCCTTATTTCTCTATCGTTGATGGTTATGGTAAAGTCTTTCCAAAACTTTCTTTTACCTTGACAGTGCACGTACAAGAGAACATTCTCTAGCAAAGGTATCTCCTTGTCTCCCTCCATATTATTAATCTTGCGATTAATAATAGCACTTTCTAGTTTAGCACAAGATGATCCTCATCTGTGCCAGCTTCTCTTCAAAGGTTCCCTCAACATGATATACCTGGCAGGCATCTCCCATACTAGCCTTGAGATCCAACTCCCATTGCTCAGGAGTTAGGTACTCTTCCCCTCCATGAACTACAATACCAATTTGTGCATTATGGTAGAAAAGACCCTTGCCCATGCAATACTTGGGTTTGCCTGCCATGTCCCAAAGTACATACTTGCCATAGTTGTGTGCCTCAACACCAAGAGTTGGAGGAAGGTCTATCTCAGAGCGAGCAAAACCCAAAAGAGAGTAAAGTAGAGAGCTCTTGTAAGCACCGCTATTGCCCACCAGCATAACCTTGGTCTGAGACATGTTTAAAATTACCCTGCCAGTCCTCCATCAAAGAGTACAGGAAAATCTTTTCTAGGTCCACGTGGTCTTGCCTAGGTTGCTGATAACACAGTCTACAATGTCTGTATGATCCTTCTCCAGGGCAGTGTCATACACTCTTCTATCCCAAGGACAACCATGGTTGATTAACCACTTTAGTGTGTCTAGGTGTCCATAGTAGGAAGCTAGATAGCAAACATACTCATCCCAAGGACAATTTCGTTCGTGAGCCCATTCTATTATATGTAGATGGTTGCCTGGCATCGCTTCATAGTAGACCGTGTTGTTCCAAAGACAACCATTGCTCATGGTCCATTTTAGAATATCTAGATTACCAGAATAGGCAGCAGAGGTAGGAGTGCTTTCATTCCAAGGACAGCCTTGTGCTCTTAACCACTGTAACAACTCTAGATGGCCTTCAAGGGCAGCGTTGGCACAAACTCTCTCATCCCAAAGAAAATTTCTTTCCTTCAACCACTTGCACACCTGCAAACTACCGCTGTGTGCAGCGTTTCTAAACGCTTCTTCATCGTGAGGACAGTTCTTGTCATACAAGAGTTGCAACATGGACATGTCTCCATTATCTGCCGCATAGGAAAAGAGTTGCTCATCCACCTCCACATCCAGAGAAAGTAAATACTCTACAACTTGTACATGTCCCTCTAGAGTAGCAAAGTGTAAACAAGTAAGATCTGCCTCGTGACCGTTACCAACGTACCATTTCACGATATCTAAGAATCCAAACTCTGCCGCACACTCTATAAAGTTGCTTTCCGGAAGAAAGCAATTATCTTTGACCCAGTCTAGAACCTTAACTTGCCCGCTCTTCAAAGCAGCAAGGTAGATATCTCTCTCCTTACATTCAAGATCATGCTCCTTGCACCAAACTAGCATCTCAAAGTCTGCTTTGCGTGCACTTTCATAGAAAAGGTTTTCAGGAATGTATTGCTTGTTATACTCGAGTAGATGAAACAGACGCATGTCCAAGGCTTGTTGTGCGAGTTTGTCTGAAGGTTGCACCTTATCAGGCTTTCTATTGTCCCTAATCAGTGCATCCAGGTAAAGCAAAGGATGAACCTCTAGGTTAATCTGTCTAAACCTCTTACAAACCCAACGATGGACATAGTTGTAACCTCCAGACAAAGAAAAGATCAGGTCTAGGACCTCTTCCGACAGATAAGCCATTAATTCTACACAAGTTAAGGCCGGGAAGAAAAGTCAAACATGGGGTAATTAATAACCTGTAGGTTATTAATTAGGTATAGAAATCGCAAATGTAATGGGGAACTGCTACTCCACAACAGGTTTTGTGAAACACGGAAGCCCAGTTACGTGCCTGGTGATGCTTGGGTGGACACATAAAGTTGTCTTCTATCTTCCAACCATCTCTAAACATCTGTTCATGGTTCCTCTTGTAACAGTCCAAAATCTTTTCTTTCGTACGTTGTTGTGACAACTCAAGTACGGACATTTGTACAAGATAAAAGAGGTTTTAATTGCTTTTCAGTGATCGCACACAATTATGCAACCTGTCTACCTGGCTATCTTCTCTTACTCTGAAGGTTACAACTTTTGCAATCGTCAAGTGTGCTCCGAGTTTAGACAGATGATGCCCAGAGTTCGTCCACTTTGCTACCTAGACACTCTTTATAGAGATGGTCTTCCTCCATTCAACCACCTGGGTAAAACAAAAATAATAAAGAGTATCGAGCTTGGTTGTGTTAACATTCTAGAAAAGCACAAACATGAGATTCCTAAAGATATTTTCTATCTTGCAGCCTATTACCAGAATATAGACACTTTGAACTGGGCCAAGAGCAATGGTTACAAGTTTCACAGGAGGATATGTGGAGCAGCTGCTATGAAAGGTAGCCTTGTTGTGTTGAGATGGGCAAAGGACAATGGCTATAGTTGGGATGAGGATACATGTGGAGCAGCTGCAGAAGGAGGTCAACTAGAAACTTTACAATGGCTAAGAGCACAAGGTTGTCCTTGGAATGCAACAACCTGCTCTCGTTCCATCCACAGAGGTCATCTACACATCTTACATTGGGCCAGAGCCAATGGTTGTGAATGGAATGCAGATACTTGTGCTAACGCTGCTTCTTCAGGTCAACTAGAACTCTTGAAATGGCTAAGAGCAGAAGGTTGTCCTTGGGACAACAGGGTATGCTCTTATGCTGCAGCCATAGATAATTGGGAGATAGTGGAATGGGCCATAAGCAACGGTTGTTTCTGGAACGCAGACGTATGCCACAAGGCTGCTTTGAATAGCAACTTGGAGATGTTGCAGTGGGCCAGAAGCAGCCGCTGCCCTTGGGACAAGAGAGTATGTTCTAATGCAGCTTTCAAGGGTAACCTAGAGATGTTGCAATGGGCCATAGAAAACTATTGTCCTTGCACTGCGGATGCTTGTGCTGAAGCTGCTCGCGGAGGTCAACTAGAAACATTGCAATGGTTAAGATCTGTTGACTGTCCTTGGGACTACAGAGTGTGTTCTAATGCGGCTCGAGAGGACAACTTAGAGATACTGCAATGGGCTAAAACTAATGGTTGTCCTTGGACTGAACAAGTTTGCTACTACTCTTGTATGGTGGGAAACCTAGAGATGCTACAGTGGGCTCGTTCTCAAGGCTGTCCTTGGAATAAGTTACAATGTAAGGTAATGGCAGAGAAGAAAGGTAATACAGCCATGTTAGAATGGATTAGACACAACGATTAATTTATAACCTAGAGGTTATAAATTATACTAATCTGGCTGATTAAGCATTGCTAAGGATAACAAATGCAGATTGTGCAGGAGGTTATCTTCCCCTTCATTGAAGGTTATGGTTTTCTCTACAGACAAGTATGTAGAGAGTTTAGGTATAGTATAGCAAGGATAGACCCTCTGGTCTATCTGGATGTTCTGGTTAGAGACAAGAGAGAACCTGCTTGTATAAAAGCAAACAAGAGATTGGCTGAGAAGGCTGCAAAGAACAATCTTTTTCATCTACTGTTATGGAACCAGAACAAAAGAGTTGTTATTAGGAACTTGTGTGAACTAGCCGCGAAACAAGGCAATCTTAAACTCTTACAATGGGCTAGAGCTAATAATTACCGATGGGATGACTCTTGTTGCTATCTTTCTGCTCTCGAGGGTCGTTTAGAATTTTTACAATGGTCCGTAGAAAATGGCTGCCCATTTAATAGCTGGACTTTTGCCAGTGCTGCTCGTGGAGGCCATCTACACATTCTAAAGTGGCTGAGAGAAAAGGGTTGTCGTTACGATACGAAAGCATGTGCCATGGCAGCAGAGAGAGGTCATCTGCAAGTTTTGCAGTGGTTAAGGTCCTTTAATTATCCTTGGGATGGGCTTGCATCTGATTTTGCTTCTTGTTATGGACACATGCAGACTTTGAAGTGGGCCATAGAGAATGGTTGTCCTCGTTCTGCTAACGTTTGCTCTAATATCGCTTCCAAAAACAACTTGTCCATGTTAAAGTGGGTTCGTTCTCAGGGTTGTCCATGGGATGAGTGGACTTGTGCCAATGCTGCTAGCACCGGTAATTTGGAAATGCTGCAATGGGCTCGTTCCCAAGGTTGTCCTTGGAACGAAAAGACATGCTTTTATGCTGTTTGGGGTGGTCATCTAGAGCTTCTTCAATGGGCCAGAGCTAACGGATGCCCTTGGAACGAAGAAACTTTTAGTAAGGCTGTTTGTCACAATAATATAGAGATTATGTCTTGGTTGAAAGAAAACTCATGCCCTTGGAGTGAAAAAGCCTTTACAGACAATGTCAACCTCGTTAATCTGGAAACTATGAAATGGCTAAAGAAGGAAGGCTTTCCTTGGAGTAAGGAGTATATAAAACTACTACCTTGTTACACAAGTAAAGAGACCCTCGACTGGTTCAGGGAGCAAGAGTAGTTCTAACAGCAGATTTTATACGATACTTCGTATAAAATCTCATCGACCGGGTGGAACTTACAAGACGATCTTTAGTCGCTTGTCTCGGTTACAGATCTCTTCTACTTGCTTTTCTCTTTCCTGATAGGTCTTGTCTGTCCTCCACCTGAGACGAAAAGGTAAGAGTTCTTCCTCATGCATGGCATAGATGTTTTGTAAAGCCAGAACCAACTCTGCACGAGTGCTCTCTTTGGTTTGCTTCATCATGAGAGAGTGCATGAGGGAGAAAGCACTGATCAACCTGCTATCTTCAGTCCTTCTACAGTACCAATCAAGCCAGTAAAAGAGAGAATAGGAAAAGAAACACTCTTCTCCTGCTTGTATCTTCTTTGTAGTGACCAAAACTAGTTCCGAGTTGCAAAGTACATTCTCCTTGTCCATACTCTCGTTAGTGTACTGCAAGAGGATGAGACAGAGTTTCTTAATTCGTCTAGAAAGAGAAAGGTTCTCCAAGCCTTGACCCAAGTTTGGTTTGCAGGCATCGTTAACTAGCTGAGCTACTCCTCTCAGGTTTCTAACTTTGGTAAAACCAATCACAGACCGGTCTACAACATCTGCAATGGCATACTCGTGTTCTTCATCTGTAAGAGCTTTACTACTAGACCTCACATAACCATCATAGAAGCCTAGTCTTAACCTGCGAGGACAATACTTTTTAACAAAGACACCCATACCAGCTTCGGGAATACTGCTGGGAGCAACATACAAGATAGAATCCATGACCAGAATATGGCCGGGAAGTAAAATTCCCTTTATTAAAACATGCAGTTAGCCTTGTCCAAGCAAGTTTTAGAAAAGATCTTTATTAGACTAGGTTTACAAGACTTGAAAAGGTGTGTTCAGGTCTTTCCAGAGTTTAGATATCTTCTTCTCTCCTTGGCCTCAAACAAGATAAAATATTTCTACCTAAGAGAGAAGCAGAGGAGAAGAGAACGTTACCAAGACAGGTTAGATTACCTCTTGAGTGAACACTACACCTTTTCCAATTTCGGTCTGTGTTGCATCTGTGGAAAGTATAGTAGTAACCCTTACATAGCCTTGGTTCAAGAACATAAACTAAAAAGTTTGTGTTCTTCTTGTTTGGGTGGAGAAAAGAGCTTTCTTTGCGTCTGTTTAACCTAGTTAAACAACAAGCGCTTAGCCTGAAGTTAGCGCTTAACCTAACTTGTAATAGTAGAGAAATAAGAGACGATAGAAAGCTTCTCTGGTCATCTCTCTTCTAAAACTCTTGTATTGTTTAACATCATGATAGAATCTGCCTGGTTGCCTGACTATCTTTCTTACTGTCGTTAGATAGATGACCGTCGGTCATCTATCTTACTACATGCAGGATGTAAAAGTATACACCTTTGTGTCGACAAAAGTTTAGCTCGCAGTAAGATAGATAACCGTCGGTCATCTATCTAACGACAGTAAGGTTGTGTTGCTTTGTAACACAAACTAACGACAGTAGTAGTTGTTATAACAAGGAGTTACATCCTTGATACCTAGAGAGTTGACCTCTTCCAAGGTTAACGGTCCTTTAGAAACCTGCTTACCTGAACCAGTCTTGAATGCATGAACTGCCACTTTGGCTTCACGTCTCCTGTTATACTCTGCTAGCCAAGCCCAGATATAGTCTTTCTTAGTAAAAGATATTTGCAAGAGACCATCTCGTGCAAACTTTCTTCTCCAGAATACCTGTGAGGATATAATTCTGTAAAAGCAAGAGCTAATTCTGTGTAGAAGGAAGATCTGTACAGGAGCAGAGTGCAAACAGATAGTCTCAAGAATAAGAGTGTTGTCAAACATATTTTTTTCCATGATAAAATGTCCTATACTTCTAATCCTGCAAACTTTTATTCTCGAAGCAACCTTTCACGAGGTCAAGGGTTTGCTAACCCTGGTTCAGTTAATAGAACCACTCAAGCAGCCTTTGTAAATGGCACCCAAGGAGTAGCAAGTAGTAGAAATAATTACGGCTACAGCAACAATACAAGTTACAGAAGTAACAATACAAGTTACAGAAGTAACAATACAAGTTACAGAAGTGGTAGTGGTGCGGGATATAGCACCAATCAAGGTTACAGAACCGTTTATAATGGTACCTCCTCATCTGCTTCCACTTGTCCTTGTGCTCGTGGTCGTCGTTAATATATTTTATAGCCTAAAATATATTAATCCTCTGTAAGGTACTTTGCTTTCCACACATCATAGTCTTCCCTCACATAATCAGGGAGGAAGATTATCCAATAACCAGCAAAAAAGAGCACCTCAGAGTTTGAGTCGTCCAAATGGGGGTTTGAAGGTTCGAGCATGTTTAATTTAGCATGTAACATCTGTAAAGTAGTTTTCTCATCTCGGTCTCAGAGCATGTATCCCTTGTAATCAAACTAGAAAGGTTATGTCTGAGAAGAAAGCCTTTACCAGCTATCTCTTTGCGACTTGCTATAGCAAAGTAAAACTCTTTCTTGTTAACACCCAAGGTTAGACTATAGACTGCTTCCTCTTCCAAGACCATCATGGGTCGAAAAGAGAATATAAAGCGCAACTCTTCTCTAGTATACTTTATAGCTAAGCCTGGAAAAAAGCTTTGCGTTCTTTGCAGAGCAGAGAGAGTTTGCTTAACTCTACCATTTATAGTATAGGAATGCAACCTAGAAACTACATCATCTCCAGCTTCTTCACCTGACAGACAGAGACCTTCTTGTTCATATCTGCGCTTCCAAAAATAATTCTCTGAGAGAATGTTTGCCATATATTTACAGGTTTGTGCAAGTTTGTAAATCTGCGCATCGTCCGCATTCAGCATCACCTCAAGTACGATATCATAAGATAGATCCATGATGTTACCACGTTGCTCACAACTCAAGTCCAAAAGAATAAAAACTTTTCCCCTTTGAAATGTCCAAGGCTACACCGGAAGCAGTTATCGTATCTTCTGTAGCACCTGCAGTTACAAATGCAGCTCCGGTCGTAACCACGAGTACAGTACCTACTGTAACCAGTACAGTACCTGCAAATCCCGTTGTAACCAACACAACCTCTACCACTCTCATAACTAGAGACACCTTTACTACCAAGAGGATTATGGGTCTAGTTCTAGTTTTATCCTTGATTGGTCTAGGTATAGCTTGGATTGCACTCTCTGTAGCAGGCTTGCCCGGTTGGATTAACATTGTACTTATCATAGTAGCCTTGTTAATGATAGTAGTTATAGGTTGGTTGTTCTTCTCTCCCTAAAAATAAAAAGAGGACTATAAAATGGACCAGGGCTACAAACAACTCCTTACCGATCTTCTAACAAAGGTTGTTGCCTTGGAAGTAGAAAAGAAACAACTAGAAGCAGAGAAGAAGATCCTTGATGTAAAGATCGCTAAGCTTGAGAAGCAGATTGGTGAGCTTCATGCAGAGAACGCATCCCAGCACCCTCCAAAGACTCATCTAGAAAAGTTGTTTGAAGAGTTGGGTAAGGTTAATCACGAGTTTGATAACCCTCTGGTAAAGCTGCGTGAAGAACTGGCAAAGAATTATCCTAAGAAGCAGGAACCCAAGGTGGAAAAGACTCCTCTAGAGAAGATGCGCGATGAAGTAGAGAAAGTCTATTCTCAAGTGGTTGCCATTGAAGATCTCCCTGACATAGGTAAGAGTTTTGTTAAAATTCTCATGAATAACATCATGGATGAACTGGACCCTGAGTCTCCTCAGTAAGGTTGAAACGTAAAGCGTTTCAAGCTAACGACAAGTAAGAAACCTAATCTTGTCTACAACATTAGAAATATACATTCTCTCGAATGTATATTTTGGCTTTTTTAACTAGGTCCTTAGTCCAAATCTCTTCTCGTTCTTGTCTAGAGTATGTGCTAGACCCACTCCTGTGACACCATTCTTGTATTTTCTAATCTCTACACCCATGGTATCACAACCTTGTCCCTTCAACCATTCATAAATATCATACTTTCCATGTGCGACAGAGACAGCAACAAGAACTCTATTCAAGGGATGACCTACCTGAATTAGTCTTTGTAACTCATTCAAGTCTCCCTTCTTTACAGCTTGAATGCAACGAGTAGTCATAGTTTAAGTCACGGTTGCGCCCTCACTAACATACACGGCCTTTAGGGCAACACGATGGGTCCAGAGAGTTGTGAACCTGCAAAGGCTACACTCTGAGATGCAGAACCACCTGTAGTTACCGTGTAAGCAGAAGTGGCTGGAGAGAAAGAAAGAAGCAATAGATAGTTGAGACCCACACCAACAGGACCAAGATAGTTTACATCAAGTGCAACGTTGGTAAGTGCTTCCAGGGTGGAGAAAGTTTTAGAGTCTGTTCTCAGAATACCTACTCCATCGATGGCGATAGATAGAGCCACAGTGCCAGTAATTCCAGGAGTCTGTACTGTAAACTGCCCGTAACCATTGAGAAGTTCAAAGGAAGTAACTCCGGGTGTAAAGAAGCCGGTTGTGGGATTAAAGTTGTCAGAGAGAACACTGTCATAGTCAGTCACAACAAAAGTTAGTCCAGTGTCAGGAACTAGGATAGAGGTAACTCCGTCCACAGTACCTGCAAAGAAAGAATTGGCTAGAGCACCAGTAACTCCAGTTGCACCTGCAATACCTACACCTGTGGCTCCTGTATTGCCTTGAGGTCCAGTATTGCCCGTAGCTCCCGTCTCACCAGCACCCGTTACACCTGTGTTACCTTGAGGTCCTGTCTCTCCAGTCACACCTTGGGGTCCCGTCTCACCAGCTCCTGTTACGCCTGTGTTACCTGCTGCGCCGGTGGTTCCTGTATTACCGGTTACTCCAGTTTCTCCTGCTCCAGTGTTACCTGTCACGCCAGTGTTACCTTGAGGTCCTGTATTACCGGTTACACCTTGAGGTCCCGTCTCACCAGCTCCTGTTACACCTGTGTTTCCAGCAACACCGGTTGCTCCAGTGTTACCAATAGCTCCTGTTACTCCAGCACCAGTGTTGCCGGTAGCACCCGTGTTACCAGTAGCACCTATAACAAAAGCACCAGTGGCGCCGGTTGCACCAAACAAAATTAGAGGACAAGCGTTAGGAAGGACACTAATCAGGGTAGACATGGTTTTATAAGAAATATAAAAAGCAGAGATTTTTATATTTTTAGCAAGTTTTTAGGCGGGACTGATCTAGGACAAACTAAGCGTGTCTGTGAAATAACCTTCGGTCATGTTATGACCGATGTAAACTACTTGCTTATCAGAGGCAAACTCACGGATGGCCTCCAAACAGAGTTCTTGCAGATCGGCATCGAGGTAGGCCAAGCACTCGTCAAAGAGAAGAGGGCCGGAAGAGAACTGGGACAAGGCCAAGGTTAGAGCAATGGATAGTCTTTGTTTCTCACCTCCACTAAGTTGTTCTACTTCTCCTTCCATACCTCTATAGTTGAGAGTAAAGTTAACCTTGTGTACGTTACTGCCATTCTTAAGTTGCTTAGTCAGACAGAGAGAGGCCTTGATAGGTTCTTCAAAGATAAGGTTGCATACTTTTTCTAGCACATAGTTGCAAGTTCTAACTACGGTTTCCAAATGGTGCATCTCTGCCTGAAGAGAGACGGTTTTTAGTTTTTGCAAAGCCAAGAGATCAGCATAGCAAGCCTCATGTTCCGTTTCTAGTTTCTTGTACTCGCTATAATCAGAGTAGATCTGGTTAGAAACCTTGGCTAGAGAGATTTCTTTCTCTAGTTGCTCAATGCTGAGCTTGAGTTCTTCCAACTTGCTTTCAGAGTTGTCTAGGACAATGCTGGACAGGTCTAGAGAAAGTTTATTCTCTCTATCCTGTAAGGTTTGCCTTTCTCTGTTTGTCTTTTCTATTGCGTTCTTCTCCTCTTCCAGAGTCTTAATCCTCTCTAGAAGAGAGTCTAGTTCTTCTTCCACCTCAGAGACGGGTCTCTCTTCCTTAAGCAGAGTGGGAAGTTTAAAGTGTAGAGCTTGCAACTTTCTAATCGTGACCAGCTCTGCCTTGTCATGAAGAGGTGGAGGGTAAAACTCAACCTTAAGCAAAAGACCCAGTCTACTTTGCAACTCTTTACTACAAGGAGGAGGGAGTAGAGAAGGGAGAACAAAAGAGGCCAGTTGCTTTTCCAAGCTCTCCTTCTTCCATGAGAGGTCTTTGTATTTCTTGACAGTCTCTAGCTGCGCCCTCTTTTGTTTGAGGTGTCTCTCCAACTCGGTCTTGTTCTCTCCTTCATCCTTAACCTCTTCTGCTAGCAACTTGCCGTTAACACAAGAGACCTTTTTCTGGCAATGAGGACAAGTTAGTAGCTTGCTTCTCCTCTCCAGCTCAGACAGTCTGTCACGCAAAGTTAGACATTCCTCCTCCAAGTCTTTTACGGAAAGAGGAGGCAAGTCACCCAGAGAAGAGATGGAAGCCTGCAATGCAGAGAGTTGTTTGAGCAGATCCTTACGAGACTGTTCTTGCTTTGCGGCCACATCGTACTCGGCCTTTTGCTTTTGTGCCTGTGCTATTCTCTCTTGCAAAGAAGAGATCTCCTTGTCCACCTCTGCCTTGAGGTAAGGTAGATCTAGTTTGAGCAACAAGGCAGAGTTCTTTTCATAACCTTCTCTAGCCTGTTCTAGTTTGTTTGTATCTAGGGAGAGGTCATAGCTTCCCTCTCCCTTAATCTGGGCAATCTCTTGCATAAGAGCATCGTGACTAGTTTTAATCTTTTGGTAGTACAGAGCTCGATCTCTCTCTGAACGCAACTGGACAACCTTTTCTCTCTCTTCTACAAACTTGGGAAGTGGTCTGTCTCCGGGCAAGAGAGAAAGACTCTTTTGCACCTGTCTCTTCTCTTCTTCCAGAGCATTAAATCTGCCTAGCAGTTGCTTCTCTTGCATAACCTTTTGGGTTATCTCTGGCAGACGCTTCTTCTTCTCTGCCAGGTCCTTTTCTAGTTCCACCAGGATATCCTCTTTTCTCATGTCCTCTTCACAAAAGCTAGGCAAGAGAGGAGTTAGCTTTTCTTGCAAACCCTCTAGAGTCTTTCTTTGCGAGAGAACCTCACCCTCTTTCTTCTTATACTCTAGATCGATGCGAGAGATAAACTCTCTAGGGTTCTCTCCAGAAAAGGCAAGATTGTCTAGCAACTCCATACAGTTGGCATTGCTACCTTTGATAAGAGCGTGGTTCTGACCTTGCTCCAAATAAGAAGTGGCTAACCAGACATTCTTGTTACCAAAGATTTGCTCCAAAAGAGCTTGTGCCTCCTTGTCCTTGTACGTTGCCTTGTCCAAAGACAAGAGAAGAGTCTTTGGGTTGCGAGTACGAGTAACCTCTATACCAGGAAGAGTTAGTTTAACCAAAGTTTTTACGTTGGGTGAAGAAAAGGGATAGACACATTTTAGCGTGCCAAAGAGGCACCAGTAGATGGAGGAGAAGATGGTACTTTTGCCTTGACCTGAACTTCCCTTGAGCAAGGTTAGATCAGAGAAATGCAAACTTAGCCTCTCGTGCTTACGGAAATTCTCTAGAACAAGTCTCATGGTTTTTTACCCCGTTAAACTTCATTCCCAACTCCCAGATAATTAATCCCCATGGGGATTAATTATTCCTTACACAAGTAATACTCTTTCTGAAACAGGTAATAGTATTTTGCCTTTTCCTCTCCCAGCTCGGTAGCCAAGGTGCTGAAAAAGATCTTGTGTTTAAGAAGAGACATGACCTGCCACTCCATGTCTTCTATTTGCTTTGAACTGTACTCTCCAGAAAACTCTCTCTCATCTATTATGTAGCGGGCATAAACTTTACTAAAGAGCAAAAGACAAGCAAAGGCCAAGAGTTTTGCTTCTTGCTTGAGATCTTCTCTCTGAGAACACGCATAGTAGTAAGTATTAATCGTGGCCAAAGACATACAAGCTTCAGGCTTGTTCTGGGAAAAAAAGGCATAGATAAAGTCTCTACCTTGATCGATGAGAGGACACTGCTGCAAGGGAGACAGAGATAAGTTTTCCAGTTTGTAGAAAGAGGTAGAGGGAGAAGAAGATACCAGCATGGCATCTTGTAAAACTTGTTTAATGGTAATTCTTTCACGAGCCTGCGGTTTAAGCATTCCTAGAAGTAGAGGCAGCCAGTCTTCTGGAATGCCAAACTCTGTAAGATAGGTTACTGGGTAACGAATGTAGGAGATCATGAAAGATAGAGTTTCTTGTTGACTAGTGTTACCGAAAAGGTGTCTGCCTGTGAGAAAAAAGGCAAAGGTTACACCCAAGGACCAAATGTCTATGGCATAGTAATCTTTCTTTTGTGTAAAGTAAGACAGAAAAGAAAGGTATCGTTTATCAAGGATGCTCTTAATATCTACATGTAGAGTTTCTGGTGGTGAGAAAGCGGGAGTAATAGGATAAGTTAGGTTACTCTTAACCAGAAAGGAAAAGCCCAAATCGGCCAGTTTAATACATTCCCTGTCTCCTTCCTCCTTAAACAAGAGGCAATTAGCCGGTTTAATGTCGCAGTGTGCAAAACCACTAGCGTGCATGTATTGCACGGCTAGAGCCACATCTCTGCAATAAGAACTAGCCGGGTAAACTTTGCCAGAGTATTCTATGAGGTCACAGATGTGGTTTATCATGTTTGTCTGACCTAGTTCCATTACCAGATAGTATCTATCCTCTTCTCTAAAGAAATCTATAGCCTTTACTATGTTGGGGCAAGAGAAAGAAAAGAGGAGAGAGATTTCACTAGGTGAAGGAATGCCAGAATAGTCCTCCGGTTTGTAAAACTCTTTCAGGGCATACTCTGTACCATCCTTCTCTGCCTTGTACACCTTTCCATAACTGCCAAAGTCTAGTTCCTTTACCACTCTGTAACCCCCATACATGTTCTTTAGATAATAGAGTGTGTTATTTTAGTCTGTTCAGGTTAAATTAGCAAACGCAAAACTACGTTTGCTAATTTTGGGGAGAGTTAATTAACAAGAGAAAACAAACATCTCTGCTTGAGTTCCAAGAATATCGTCTTTTCCATGTGGAGAACTTCCATTTCACTGTACCTTTCACCAACCAGAAACAGGATATCTCCCATAAGAATGTCTCTTCCATTGTACATCTTGGAACAAAGATAGAGACAACAGGCCCACAAGAGAGACTCTCTCCTCCAATATTTTCTATACAGATGATAATACATGGTGTTGCTAGCCTGGATCAGTGAAGAGGACAAGTTCCAATTGGCCACGGTCCTTTGCATGCTCTTTGCCGTAGAATTATCTTTTGGTTCAGAACCAGGAAGAACAGGTAAGGAGAGAGGTTCATAACTGGGAAAGGTTAGATTAGCAAAGAGTTTATGTTGGATGACTTGCTCTATCTTGGCTCTCACGTTTGTACCAAGCTCTAGAAGAGAGAGAAGCAAATCTATCTCCTCTGGCAACAAAGCGTGTTTCTTTAGAAAGCCCTCACGGTCTTTACTAAACTCTGCCTTTTGCAACATGCCTTTTCTATCCTCATCAAACATAACCTTGCCCGTAAGTATGAAGAACAAGGTTTCTCCCAGAGACCATATGTCTGCCACCTTGGGACAGTGTCTACTCCTGTTGTAAATGGCATGCACATTTCTGTAAGAGTTGCCCATAAGATAGTAAGTTTCAGGAGCAGCAAAAGTTGGTCTGACGTTAGTCTCTTCCACAAAAGTAAAGCGAGAAAGACCAAAGTCACACAGCTTGAGCACACCTTGCTTGAAGAGGCAATTGGTTGGTTTGATATCAAAGTGGGCAATGTTGGCATCGTGCAGATATTTTACCGCACTGCATAGTTGTAGAAAGTAATTATAACATAGCTCTCTGCCGGGTTTCTCTTTCTCTATAACATGTTCTAGGTCGTGATCTGCCAACTCCATGAGAAGTTTAAAGGTGCCCTTCTGTGAATTGTACATGATCTCATGATGCTTGATGATATGAGGATGATCAAGTATCATGGCAAAAGCCATCTCTGACGCACTTGGAACACCCTGAGATTGGTCACTGCCATCAAAGACCTTAATAGCAAAGAGTTGTTCAGAGCAAAGTGCTTTTGTTTGCTCTTCTCTCTTAAACTTGTACACGGTACCATAACTTCCTTGACCTAGTCTTTCCAGATACTGACCCATGGAAAGCATATATGGCCCCGGAATAAAATTCCTTCTTTGTTAATCGTAAGGTTAACAAAGAACTTCTAAGCCCTCCAAGGGCTTCTTTACTTTACATAAGCCGGAAGGTTCTTCTGGCTTTACATAAGTGTGATGACCATCACACTTTACAAAGCATAACCATTAAAGACTGGAGCTTGCTTTGGTTGCACTCCAGTGTTAACTATGCTAGTGGTTTGGCTCCTTCCAGTAAGAACTACAGAAGAAGGTTTGCTCTCTTGAGGTTGAGGCCGAGGAAGAACCTCTCTGGTATGACCTTGAGGTTTAGAAATAGGATAGTTACCTTCTCCTTTGGTGTTGTAAGAACGAACTAGATTAGCATATGTAGTTTGTCTAACTGGGTTTCTAGGTTCGTTAACTGCTCTTTCTCTCGGTCCAGAATAGTTATCCCTCATGTTTTGGTTTGTAGTCTCTCTTCTCATACGATAGAGAGAAGAAGGCAAAGCGGTCCTCTCTTCAGAGCTGGTTAGATAGTAGGAGGACATAATATTTTAATACGCGTATTAAAATATTATCATGGATGATTGTGTTAGACAAGAGTATGCTTTATCTATCATCCTAACAGGACTAATTACCTATGTTATAGTCTTCTTTAGTTTGTATTTTAGTAGAAATAGCCTACTCTACTACCAGTACGAAGGAGAAACGCTATACCTCCCCGTTAGTTCTAGTTTAATCTGGCAGATATCTCTCTTTGTAGCTATAGTGGCCGCTTTTGCCGCTGCTGTTGCCTTTTTCTAAAACTTGCAAAGTTCTAGGCCAAGCTTACAGGTTTCCAACCTAGTTCATCGTAAACCTTTCTCCTAGTGTCTTCATACTCATCAAAGATGTCATCCGTGCGCACAATCTTAAAATCTTCGGAAGAACACTTGTAACCTTGCTTGAGCAAGAGTATTAATAGCATGTAGTCCGTGTTAAGACATGACCTTCTGCCGGTTTTTAGTTTCTCATAGACTCTCTGGAAAGCATCATAGTCGGTTAGCAGCTTATCCTCGATGTCAGACAGATCAGGCAAGTTCCAACCCCAGTAGAGGTGACAGATAAGGTTAATATTCTTGTAGTAATGCGAATAACCTTTCTCATTGAGAGCTTTGAACATGAGTGGTTTGCTAGTTCCTTCCTTCTTACCCTTATCGTTTACAGGTAGCTCTCTTACTAGTTCTCCTCTCTTCATACCATAGGAAGTAAAGAAATCGTCCAGATCGATAAACAAGGTCTTTGTATTCTTTATCACCTGCTTACCTTGGAAGCGCTCCATGGCCTTGATAAAGTTCTTTCTCTCCTCGTAGTTATTACGGTTAATATTATCCTTGACATTGTCTGAAGAAAAGGGAACCTTGGCTAGTCTCTTTCTCTCTACTCCACACTCTGCACAAGCAGAAGGAGTAAACTCATCTGCCACTTCATGAGGAAACTCTGCTCCACAACCAGGACACTTTAGTTCATCACTCTCCCAAACTGCGTTGATCTGATAGTATCTTCTAGTCTTTTCCAGATACTCTAGAATGAGTCTCTGACGATACTCTCTCTTCTCATCACTCTCTTGTTTCTTTTCCTCCTTGGAAGAGAAAGATAATACCCTTTCCAGGCTGCCAATCTCCTTGTACTTGAGTAAGACGTCCTTGGTCTCTTCTATATAATCCTCCTTGATGGTAGAAAGACGTTCTTGCTTCTTGCGCAACTTTTCTATTCTACGCAGTCTATCCTTCCTATCTACCAGACTTTGCCTCTTCTGTAGCTCCTTTTCTAAAACTTTAATCTTATCCGCAACCTTGCTCTTCTTTATCTTTTCGTCCAGCTTGGCTAGAACAAACCTGTGTGCCGACAGAATGTCAAAGTCATCCTTGTACACTGCATTAAAGTTGTTTGGTAGTTCTATCTCTGGTTCCTTGAGCTTAATACCAAACGAGGACAGAGATGGCAGGTTATCCTCTTCCCACATTTTCTTCTTTCATAGAAGTTCTTATGTTAACTAACCCAAGTACAGGTTAGTTAACAAGATTTAAATTTTTCTCTAATCACCGAGTTGGAGACACTGTAACCTTACAAAGTAAGGCGTTTCAAACTAACGACAGTAAGGTTGAAACGCCTTGCGTTTCAAACTAACGACAGTCTAACCAATGGTAAAGTTGCTCTTGAGAACGATTGGTACCTAGGTGTAGTTAGTAGAGAACGATTGGTACCAAGTGTATACTTCTACTAAGATTGCTCTTGAGAACGATTGGTACCTAGGTGTAGTTAGTAGAGAACGATTGGTACTAACTAAACTACACCAAGTTAGTACCAATCGTTCTCTACTAACTAGATAATATCTCTCTTGAGAACGAATGGTACTAACCTTACCCTATGTGTAGTTAGTAGAGAACGTTTGGTACTAACTTGGTGTAGTTAGAGAACGTTTGGTACTAACCTTACCCTAAGATTGCTCTTGAGAACGTTTGGTACCTGGGTGTAAACACCTCTCTTGAGAACGTTTGGTACCAATCTTACCTTGGGTATAGTTTAGTGTCTCTTGAAAGAACAGTGCACTCTGCTCGGGATTGCTCTTGAGACCGACCTGATAAGATGGTGTCTATGTTCTATTGAGAAGCAACAGGTAAAGTTCTCAACGTAATTGTTAACTAAGAGTCTTTCTTGGTTAACATCTAAACAAGGTAGGTAGAAACAAACTCTACACAAGATATCCGGGGTCTTTCTCTTTACCCAAGGTAAGATTGGTACCAAACGTTCTCAAGAGAGCGTTCACAGGTTTGTACAGTTAGAGAGCACAAGGTGCTCTCTAACGACATTTGGTACCAAACGTTCTCTACTAACTAAACTATACCCAGGTACCAAACGTTCTCAAGAGCAATCTTAGGGCAAGGTTAGTACCATTCGTTCTCTAACTATACCAAGTTAGTATCAACCGTTCTCAACTAAACTGTACCAAGTTAGTACCATTCGTTCTCTACTAACTACACCCAAGGTAAGGTTAGTACCATTCGTTCTCAAGAGAGGTGTTAACTAGTTAGAGAGCGTTCTCTACTAACTACACCTAGGTACCAAACGTTCTCAAGAGCAATCTTAGTAGAAGGGTAAGGTTAGTACCAATCGTTCTCAACTAAACTGTGCCAAGTTAGTATCAACCGTTCTCAACTAACTACACCCATCGTAAGGTTGGTACCAAACGTTCTCAAGAGAGGTGTTAACTAGTTAGTAGAGAGCGTTCCCTGCTAACTACACCTGTAATAAGGTTTGTACCAATCGTTCCCTAACTAAACTTACACCCAGGTACCAATCGTTCTCAAGAGAGGTGTTAACTAGTTAGTAGAGAACGCTCTCTACTAACTAAACTACACCCATCGTAAGGTTAGTACCAATCGTTTTCAAGAGAGCACAATATACTCCTAACTGTGTCTTTCTAGTAACACCTCTCTTGAGAACGATTGGTACCTGGGTGTAAGTTTAGTTAGTAGAGAACGATTGGTACCTGGGTGTAAGTTTAGTTAGTAGAGAACGATTGGTACCAAGTGCGCTGACCTTGCCTTCTAGTAACACCTCTCTTTGGTACCAACCTTACCCTTCTACTAAGATTGCTCTTGAGAACGTTTGGTACCAAGTTGTAAACACCTCTCTTGAGAACGTTTGGTACCAATCTTACCTTGGGTATAATTTAGTTAGTAGAGAACGAATAGTACCTAGGTGTAGTTTAGTTAGTATAGAACGCTCTCTACTAACTTGTAAACGTTTGGTACCAAATGTCGTTAGAGCAACTTTACAGGTTAGTACCAATCGTTCTCAAGAGCAAGTTCATAGGTTATCACAGTTATACAAACGTACATTCGGTACAAACCTTTTTCTACTAACTACACCCAGTGCAAGATTGGTACCAAACGTTATCAAGAGCAACTTTATTAGAAAGGTGTTCCGATAACCCTGAGTGGCAAACGTTCTCTGGAGCAATCTTAACAAGTTGGTATTATTCGTTCTCTAACTAAATTATGTATAGTGTAAGGTTGGTAGCGAACTTTGTATTAACTATACCCAGGGTTTGGTTTAATTGGAATGGTACTAACCTTACCCTTCTAGTAAGAAGAGAGTAAAGTTACATTGTAGAGAACGTTCTCTACAATGTTAGTCTGAGCAGATTAGTTAACGCTTCTCTAAGAAACGATTGGTACCCGAGGGTTAACTTATTCTTCTACTGGATATATCTCCTATTAATAGTTGGTAAGAGAACGATTGGTACTAACTTGTAAACACCTCTCTTGAGAACGATTGGTACTAACTTGTAAACACCTCTCTTGAGAACGATTGGTACTAACTTGTAAACACCTCTCTTGAGAACGATTGGTACTAACTTGTAAACACCTCTCTTGAGAACGATTGGTACTAACTTGTAAACACCTCTCTTGAGAACGATTGGTACCAAGTGTCGTTAGAGAGCACAAGGTGTTCTCTAACTGTACCCTTCTAGTAAAGTTGTTCTTGAGGACGAATGGTACCTGGATGTAGTTTAGTTAGAACATCTTGTGCTCTCTAACGACACTTGGTACCAAACGTTCTCAAGAGCAATCTTAGGGTAAGGTTAGTACCATTCGTTCTCTAACTGTACACTTCTAGTAAAGTTGCTCTTGAGGACGAATGGTACCAAGTGTACCAAACCTTACCCTGGGTGTAAGTTTAGTTAGTAGAGAGTGCTCTCTACTAACTAGTTAACAACTCTCTTGAGAACGTTTGGTGTTAACCTTAATTCGGATGTAGTTGGAGAAAGGTTGGTAAAGAATGTACTCACTGTTAGGATTGCTCTTGAGAACGATTAGTACCAAACCTTACCCTGGGTGTAAGTTTAGTAGAGAACGAATAACAAAGTGTGCATTAGTTGGTAGATAACCTGTAACACCTCTCATGAGAACGTTTGGTACTAACTTTACCCTAGATGTAGTTAGTAGAGAACGATTGGTACCAAGTGTTGTTAGAGCACAAGGTGCTCTCTAACCTGTAAACTTGCTCTTGAGAACGATTGGTACTAACCTTGGCTTGGTGTATTTAATAAATATCGGTACCATGCTAGAGTCTGAACAGGTTAGTTAACAAAGCTAATAGTTACAGATACTGTGCTAAGCAGGTTAAAACCTAACTAATCGTTCATGAGAGAAGTGCTAACCATGGGTTACAGGTGTTAATAATCACGTTGCTGCTCTCACAAGAAACCCTATCCTGGTACTAATCGTTCTTGAGGACAACTTTACAGGTTAGTACCAATCGTTCTCAAGAGAGTGCTCACAGGTTAGTACAGCCAGAGCGCACCTTGTGCTCTCAGTAGAGAACTAATGGTACCATTAGTTCTCTACTAACTAAACTTAGGGTAAGGTCGGTACCAAACGTTCTCAAGAGCAATCTTAGTAGAAGGGTACAGTTAGAGAGCACCTTGTGCTCTCTAACGACACTTGGTACCGTTCGTTCTCTACTAACTACATCTAGGGTAAAGTTAGTACCAATCGTTCTCAAGAGAGGTGTTTACAAGTTAGTACCAATCGTTCTCAAGAGAGGTGTTTACAAGTTAGCACAGTTAGAGAGCACCTTGTGCTCTCTAACGACACTTGGTACCAATCGTTCTCAAGAGATGTTCTCTTCTTGCTGGGATGTATAGTAAGATTAATACAAGGTGTTTTAAATTGCACCCTAGGTACCAATCGTTCTCAAGAGCAAATTTCTATCTAACGACAGTAAGATAAGTGTGCGTCGCACACTTAGCTAACGACAGTAAGAACACAAGGTGCCCTTCTAACCTAGGTTATATTCTACGATAATTCTAAAGAAGTGTAACCCAAAAGTAAAGTCATGGTTGAAGATGTGCAGAGTCGGAAGGAGAAGTAGTTTGGTCAGATGCACTAGTAAGAGCCATTAGACAGAAAGCAGTAACCATGTTCAGACAAAGGTGATATTTGTTCAGACAAAGGTGATATTTGTTCAGACAAAGGTGATATTTGTTCAGACAAAGGTGATATTTGTTCAGACAAAGGTGATATTTGTTCAGACAAAGGTGATATTTGTTCAGACAAAGGTGATATTTGTTCAGACAAAGGTGATATTTGTTCAAGGGTGGCTTGAGAGAAGATAATTTATTACCTCGCAAGGTAATAAATTAAGAGTGGGTTAATTAGCAGATGATGCAATCTTTCTTGTACTCTATGCCTGGAGCTCCTCCACGAGAGATGGTCATTCCTCCTCTGTCAAAAGATACGGAACTATAAGACTCTGACTCGGCACTATGCGTGCTGAAGAGAGGAACAGACAAGTAGGTAGTATCACGGGGAAAGATCTTTCGTATGCATTCTCTGCAATCCTTGTAACATTCTTTATTATCTAGAAAGCCAGAGGCAGTTAGGCACTGAGAACAGCACTTTTGCGGTCTTTCTACAAACCCGGTACCGCACTCATCAAGGATGATTCTTTCTTTACCAAAGCTACACAGAGCACGAACTGCTCTTATCTGCTTTTCTTTTCCACAAAAGTCACAGTCCATGAGCAAATCATCAAAGTTTACGTAATGCACGGAATACATAATTACGCACCCTTTATCTCTTCACACCGGGAAGAGAGATGACACTGGCCTTTTTCCCGGTGGAGGACAACTTTACAATAAAGCCTACGATGAGAACAAAGGCACCAATGCCAGAGATGAGTGCGGCTATGATGGCGTCCTTAACGGCGTCTCTTTCAGAATCGGTCTTGTCCTCCTTGGTGTTCAAGGCAATGGCACCATAGACGATGAAGGAGGCTCCAATGATGAGGGTTAGGATGGAGAGACCAAGCACGGCCCTGATGAGAACCAGGCCGATACCAAAGAAGAGTATTAGCACGATTGCAATGAGCAAGAGAAGGGCAGGTATTAGTAAGACTACCCCACCCCATCCTAACCATTTCTGTGGAACTCCTTCTGTTTTTCTCCAGGCCCGCAGAGCAAACACAGAGGCTGTTATACTTAATACAAAGGCTATACCAGACGACAGAACGTTTCCCATTTTTAAAGTATAAGATTTATCCACCGAAATTAAAATGGACCCTAGTATTTACGCTGCTTCAGTAGTGCAGTACGATTCTTACCCTGCCATCTCCTCCTATGTGTCTTTTCTAGAAGAAGGGTCTGCACAAGGTTATGTAAGTAACCCTCTGCCCAACTTGGTAGGTGAAGAGAAACAAGATTCTCCCTTCTCTCTACCCTTGAGAAACTTTATTTATCCAGAGGCTCTACTCTATGCAGACATGGACTTTGCCTTTTCTTTTGCCTTACAGGAACCTGCTTATATGTGGGCCTTCCCTACAGGAGAGTATCCTGCAGGTCAAGTCTTTTTCTCTTCTTACCTAACTCCCAGGTTAATTGGAAACTACAATATTGGCGTTTGGGATGCACCGGGACTAGAGTATTTCTTTTACCGCCGACCAGAGTGTTTTATCTATGCTCTCTACTCCAAAGACTTTACCGAGGAAGGGCAGATACCGCAAACGCAGATCCTCCTTCATCGAGACAAGGATAGACTTTCCCGTAAAAAGTTTGTGGATGAAGTTAAGACTACTCAGGCAGACGGTCTAGACCTCTTTATCTCTTGGAACCCAGACGTTAAGCAAAGTATTCTCATGGCCTTGAAGACGGTAAAGGCTGGCGGTTCTGTTCTGATTCGTGTCTTTGATCCTTCTCCTAACCATCTTAGTTTGTTACCAGAGTGTTTCGAAAACATGTATCTCTTCAAGCCCATGCTGCTCTCTCCCTTTACTAGAGAACGCTTTCTCTACCTAGAGAGGAAGAAGGACGTGAGTTGTCTGGAGCAGATTGCTCTTATCGAACAAGACAAGGTTAAAACTAGACCAGAGGTTCAGGACTGGATAGAATACGAGAATAGCAACCTTAACCAGTATGCTCAAGATGTACAAGAAGGTAAATACTTTGCTATTAGTTCTAGCAAGTGTTACATAAAGTGGAACCTTCCAGACCATGACCCTCCTAACGAAAGTGCTTTTCGTTCATGCCCTGATAACATTCCTTACCAATCTCTAGATGCGGCGGGCAGAAAAGATAATACCATAGCCTTTGCAGAAACTAGAAACCATAATCTTTATCTGGCTCAACCTTCTTATGCGGGAGGTTGGGAGTATGTAACTACAATTAGCAAAAGAGACACGTGCCCTTTAAATTATATCTCCTGATAAAAATAGCCATGAACGCCTGTACGACAACTTTTGAGAGAACCTTTTATCCTCTCCTCTATCCCAGTGCAACCATCTTTCTCATGAGTTCATACTCTGATAGAACTTACCTATCTCTCTTGTATTATCTCTTGGAGGCAGAGATATCTCTATCTGAAAGATATCTATGCGTTTCTTCAAACTCGGCCGGTAACTTTTATTCAGGGGCTGTGGTAGGTAATGGAGCAGTTTGTCTAACCTCGGCCACTAGGAGCATCAACAGCATCCTGGCAACTTGCTCTTCAAACAGTCTCAATGCTCTAGCTAGAGAAACTATAAACTCACAGTCCATGCTGCGTGCTCAAACCTTGGCTCTACTAACTTCACTCGGTCTAACCTTGGACGTTTCCACCAAAAACTATATCATGTCTGACTGCACCCTAATTAAACTCTCTCGTTCAGAACTAACCAATCGCAACTATCTAGTTATGTTAACTTCTCTACAAGAGATTGGTATTAATCTTTCTCTCTACGCTTCACAGAACAGCACCACTGCCAGTGTGGTAGCCTTTGCAACCAGTGTGGTAACCGTTCTCTCTTCTCTGGTCATGAGAAACATCGATCTTCTCAACACCGGAGGAGATTTTTAGTTTGTTGTTCGACAGAACAACAAAGTTCAAGGATAGAGGATCGTTAACAATCCTTTTCTACAGATTTCTAATCTAACCATGATTAGAAATCTTCCCGATCGGAAAAGCCTTTGGATTTCTTTTCTGGGCACTAATCCTAGATCTGTTGAAATGCAATTTGCTGGTTATTCTGAGGTTGACGAGCTGTACATTCCTCCTAACAGGGATAATTTGGATGAAGTAGTAAAGCTGTGCAACGCCGGTAATATGGGTTACCTGTACAGAAGCATGTACAACCATAAATATTGGGAGAGACAGTTTGAGAATAACAGAACCTTTCTGGTTAGGAAACAGAATAATGCTGCTGACTGGGCCAATGAGCTTTTGCACAGTGTTACTTGTGTGCAAAAGGCAAGGACTATCTTTTCTAATTTCAAGGGTCTTGGTAAAGACCCTATTCTAACGTACCTTAATTCTGTAAACACATCAGATATCTTTCCCGATTTTCTAGACCGGCACCGGATTAACAGTCTTTTACTTTACTCTCGAGTCAGACACGATGAAGGGGAAAGTATAGGAAGGATCATTCTCAAGAATGATCCTAGTCCAAAGATCATCTTTGAGGTGGGCACAAGAAAGTACAAAGAGAAGCTCACCGATGACCAAACTTTCTACCTCTTGTTTCTCTTTTGCTACTATGCTCTTTACTAAATTATATACACCTGGTGTATATAATTTATTCGAACACAACTTACTCTTTAACGGACCAGGCCGTATGAGCCCAGGTGTTATCTGGAGCTTCAACGGTTAGTTCGTATACTCCTTCAGATAGAGAAGAAGCCTGATTAAGGGCAACCTCTTTACCATCTATGTAGAAAGTAATCTTCTTGGGGTCAAGAGCAGAAGGAAGTAGAATGGGAGTGATGGTTACGTCCTTCTTAGCCTTGATTAGCAACTTTGAAGGAGCGTGACAAGAGATGGTGTTTCTATCATACTCGCGATACTCTTGAGTTACGTAACCACTCTTACCAAACAAACCTACAGGGAAAGAGGATTCATGGTAGAGAAGATCGAAAGGTAGTGTGCTGGTGTTTACATGCACACTGCGGTTACAGGCGTCAAAGTATTTATGAAGGACGGTAAAACCATAACTCTTGAGCAACTCATAACACTTGTCATAGTTGCAACGAACCCACTCGTCTTCCTCTAGAAGGACCATTCTGAAAGAAGAGAGGTCATTCTCCTTTGCAAACTGCTCAAAGGCACCTTCACAGTCGGCCACTAGAACATCAAACTTTAGTTTGTAGATGTTTTCTAGTTGTTCTAGGGTTACAGTCTTGATCTCTTCCGCACCTTGCCTGCCTTTCTCGATGGCCGTACTAGCATTCTCCGTGAAAGAACCTAGACTAGCAGCGTTAAAGTAGAGTCTCTGTTTACTAACTGCTCCATTAAAGATGGAAAATCTACAATCTCTAGTGTCTCGGTTGAAAGTTAGAGCGGGAATAACCTTCCTGTCTGGTTCAACACAAACGTGACGAGTGGGATCAGATAGGATTTTGTTGATCATGCAAGAGACTACGCCTACTCGTGCACCCAACTCTAGCACAGTAGCATCAGAAGGAAGAAAGGCAAGAGCATCTCTCTGTTCACACCTTTCATAGTGGATGGAAGAGAAGGGTTGAACTGCCTCATTGATAAAAGGTAGAGAGTCATGCTTAACTAGGAGATCCATGTTTTATTCTTGGGGTCCAATCTTTATGTGGTAGAACAAATGTTAGAGGTTTCTAACATTTGTCGGTGTGGGTTGCTTGTAATGGCTCTTGTAAGACTTCTTTTACAACTCGAGCAAAGAGCAAAGCATGCTGTAATTCTCTACAGTAAAGGTTACATCTTCTCTCTTACCCAGAGCCCTGATGTACTCGTGTACCTCTTCTTTCCGATTATACTTTTGCAAGCCTGTGAGTATGATACTCTCTAGCTTCTTGCCTGGTTTGGAAAACACTCCACTCCAACAGGTTACCTCTTTTCTACCTGTGTTGTCTTCCAAGTCGATAAGATAAGAAGTGTAGCCTCCTCCTTCACCTTGTAGCAAAAGGTTATTGCGCAAGTTCTGGTCACCAACTCCTAGCAAGGCAGCATTCAAGTAAGAGAGGAACATAAACTCCTCACCAAAGAGAACCTCCATGATGGTCTGGTCATCGGCAGAGTGCAACTCTTTAATGCCCATGCTTTCCTTGTTTACTATCTTAACCAAACCTCTCTCCAGTGTTCCTTCCTTCTCGGTAAAGGTCCATTCAGAGTAAGGTCTATTGGCAATATTCTCACTGCGCAACCACAAACCGCCTCTATCATCCTTTCCAAAGTACACTCTTACAAACTTGGTTCCCAGTTTTTGCAGGTCATCCATCCTCTTTCTCAAACCAGTAAACTTTTGCCTAAACTTCTTCTCATCAGGAAATGGTCCCTTGTAAGCATAATTGTGAGTGAGATAGACAGGTCTCTTGGAAGAAGAGGTTATCAACTGTCCTCTAAGAGAGTCGCGAATCTCTTGCACTTGTTCCTCAGAGAGGGCAAAATCATACTCCAAGAGAGTCTCTTCTCTCTGCACAGGAGGGGTAATCTTTCTTACAGGCTCTTTATTCGCAAGTTTCTTATCACACTCTTCCTTATTCCTCATGTACAACCTTTCCAAAATCTGGGGAGAGTAGTGCCAAGCATTCTCTATCTTGGCTCCCTCTTTGGCAAAGTCCATAGCTCCCTTACCCTTGTTTCTTCCTTCTTTGGTATGTTTATCTACAGCCCAATCAGGAGGAGAAAGGTTGCTTTGCAAAGCCCTTTCATACATATCTTTCAGGGAAAGGTCTGTCTTCTTGTTCATCACGCATCCTCTATTAACCTCTGCAGTTACAAAAGTTAGAGTGGCCAAGACCAGGTAAATCCAGTTCTCATTCTCTAATGTGTACCACTTGTACAAGAGTTGGATGAGCTCATCCCCATCATCCAGATAGATGTTCCAAAGTTTATACACGATGAAACAACTAACCTTTCTCTTCTTTGTAATGTCCTTGCCCATCCTTCTCTCTATTACTTGCTTCTCCTTGTTCAGGTGTAGTTCATAGGCATATTTTACGGCAAGAAAGGAAAATAGCTCTCCTCTGTCTCTGTTTTGCAACACATAGATGACTCTATCTACAGGGTCTGTGTTCTTTTCTATCTCTTCCTTCCACTCTGGCAACTCTGGTATCATCTCTCCAACAAAAGCTTCGTCCTGAATGAGCACCCTGCTGGTACTAACCAACCTGCTCTTGGGTTGTCTGCACATAAACACCACCAAGTTAATAAACTGCAACACGCAATCTGTAAAGTTTTCCTTGGTAATCTCTTCTCTGAAAAACTCTACGTAACCATCTATCAAGAAGAGGGCTTTCAAGGCACCAATGCCAATGTCCTCGCCTGAAATCACAATAAACCTGTTCATGAGGTTTGAAAAGATGGACCGACCTGACCACTTCTCCACATCCACCTCTTCTTGCAAAGGTCCCAATCCTTCTTCCAGGTAAAAAGAAAATAGACACAAAGCCGCATAGACCGCATCCTCTTCCAGTCCTCTACGAATAGCTTTTTGCAACCAAGACTTTAGCACATCTACAGATATTCCTCTGCAAGAAGAGTTGAACATACCAGAGAACTCGGGCTTCATGACAAAATTCTCCATTTGGCCGCAAAAGAACCTTCAACCTATTTTAATTTTTGTTATGTAAAAGCATGAACCCTTACACCACAACTTACACTACCCTCATGGGTTACTCTGTTACCACCAATGGAGAAAGATGCATGGTTGCTGCTCCTAATGGACAACAAGACACCTCTTACTGTTCAAACCAAGGCTACTGTCCTGCTTTCAACACTGCTTTCCCTTGTTCTTCTGCTGCCTACGCTCCCTACGTTAGAGACACTCCTCCCGGAGGCATACTTGTTCCTCCAGAGGGTATTACGGTTCCTATCGGTGGAGGAGACACCTTGCCTCCAGGAGGCATCTTGGTTCCTCCCGGAGGCATCACGATTCCTATCGGTGGTACCTTCCCTCCAGCCAATGGAGGAGCAGGTACTATTCCTTTCAACCCTGGAAATACTGTTCTCCGTTTCTAATTTCTTCTCCCCTTAAAATGTCTAACTTGTCCTTCTCACGTCCACCTCGACCTCCCGTTGAAAGTGCTTTTCGACCTAGACCTCCTTTCCCTCAACCTTGTCCCGTGATCGCCACTTTGGGTCAAGGATATCCTCTTTACGCCTGCACTCCTAACCGTGGTTGTGACCTACTTAATCCTGGAAGGGAAAGGGTACAGATTAGAGGTTGCTTCAACACAGCTCGTCCCTTTCCTCAACCATATCCTCAGCCTAATCCGGGCTCTAACCAGAATGGTTCCATCAGCATAATTTAGGAAAATATTTTTTCTTCCCCCTTAAAATGTCCTATAACCTAGAGCAACTGGGCTGCCAGCCTTATCAAGTTAACCAATTCGGACCCGAGGGCAATGGAAGTTATGTCTATTGCACTCCTTCAGGTAGCCAGAACAGCTGTTTCCAGTTCCAAAACCCAGTAGATGTTTGGGTTTGTCCTAGCATTCCCGTGCCTGGAGCCCAGAATGGAGTGGTACAAAATGGCTTTGTACAACCTGGAGTTGCGGCACAGAATGCTTATCTTCAGAACCAGGCTCTCCAGAATGGTCAAGCTTATCTGCAAAGTGGTCAGGCCCTGCAAGGTGGTCTAGGTCAGGCTTATCTACAGAATGGAGCTGGTCAAGCCTTTCTACAGAATGGCCTAGGTCAAGCTCTACAAGGTGGTCTAGCTCAGAACCCTCAAACTCTACAGAGTCTAGCTCAAGGTGTGCTGGGAGCCAGAACTTTCTAAAATTATTAAACCAGTGGTTTAATAATTACTGTCTAGGATGATACTACTCGTTAGGATCACTGATACTACTCGTTAGGATCACTGATACTACTCGTTAGGATCACTGATACTACTCGTTAGGATCACTGATACTACTCGTTAGGATCACTGATACTACTCGTTAGGATCACTGATAC